TGGTCTATAGGTATCTTTAAGGTGAGAATCCTTAACAATCCTGTGGGGCTTATATCTTTATCTCTGAGGAGTTCTTTATCGCCATGGTAGTAGAGAAGAACTATCTACGGTGGATGGTCTACTGAATGCTTGGATGTGTAAGAGAATAAAGTATTAGTGCAGACGTTAAAATCAGGAACAGCTACGATATATCGGTACCAACGTAGTGAAATGAAGTGACTAAACTAGGTATGGAGGCACGCTACCCATACCCGTCCTTAAATTTATAGTATGAGCCATTTGTTTATTTAATCATTGTTTCATTCTTAATTGTACAGATTGATTAATTAAGCATAACAGTAAGCGTACTGTTGTCAGTATATTTATATGTGAATATAGATATACTGATTGCACTCAAAAGCTGGCCTTCACGTGGCGAGTGTGTTAAGTAGTAGGTCTAAAAAATCTTCCAGTTTTACCTACGAAAACTAACAGCTACCTTTGCCCAGATGTTGAAACTGGTAGACAATCCACACTTAAACTGTGGTGACCATTGGTCGTGCGGGTTCGACTCCCGCTCTGGGTACAATTAGTAATTAACATTAAAATCTATTTATGATAAAAGTAATTAAATATTATGAATTAAATCGAATTAGTAGAATATTAGTAATAGCAATAATAACATATATTATTGGCATTCTAATTAAAAGAGAATACGAAGAGTCCAAAACTGTATATAATTTTGTAGATTTACAAATGAAGTACAAGAATTATATATTAGTCAATAAAGAGAGAAGTATTACCAATGATGAAGAATATAAGTTCACATTACGTAATCCTATTACAAACCAAAATAGTACTGTATATGTAAAGTACTATCTATATCATCACGTATATTTTGTTGGAGATACTATAAAGTAACACTTTAATCAATAAAAGTATGAAAAGAGAAGAAATTAAAACTTACAAAGATGCTTGTAAAGTAATAGGTAGAAAGCCTAGAACTTATAAGGATAAGCATTTAAATCTGTATGAACAGCTTAGTACAATTACAGCTGCTCTTAACTTTATTAGTAACAATAACAAACCTTGGGAACCCAAGTTTGATTATTATTACATCTATTCTTGGTTATATAGAAGAAGTGGATATAATAAATCTGCGGGTGTGTTCCATTTGTTTCCTAACGATAGGTTGGACCTTTCCTATGCTGATGCCGGGACATCTCTGAAGATAAAAGAAAGAGAGGATGGAAATTACATAATAGAAAACTTTAAAGAACTACTCCAAGATTGGTTTTGGGGAGATTAATTACTAATTTTAAAACATTATCAAAATGGAAAATGAAATGATGGCGAGACCTAAACCGCCAAGAATAATAGTTTGGGTAGTATTAATAACTCTTGCCTTAATAGGCATGATGGGAGCAATAATTTACGCAGAGCGTGAAAACATTGCTAATTTCTTAAATGGTGTAAACCAAGAAGAAGTACAAGAAGATCCTCAAGTTATTATTGAGGAACCTGTAACAACAATACAGGATATTCTCAACATGAGAGAACAAATGAGGGAAGATAGAAGGGTTGATAGTGTTTTTTTAGCTATGCCAAAGGTAGTATTAATTGATATTTTGATGCAACATGGTACATCGTTGTCTATAAAAGACATGATTTACATATATGAATCAAACATATCAACGTATAACACAGTACTATCTGGAGCAAGAGCTCAAAAATATCTTGATGACTCTATACAAACTCATGTTATATCAACGGTTGTAAATGACTCTATTCAAAATTAAAACCAAACCTTCTTTCTGTTTTAAATGAATATTAGAGTCTAGTATACTCAGTCTGTGAAGATAGAGTATACGTCCTCAGAAAATGACAAGCATGTGGGGCGTAAGTATATACAGCAAGGTTATCGTTTATCCTCATTTATACAGGTTAATTGCGCAACTGTAAAAAACGGGATTGATAGAATAGATGGTATATATGATCGTGCGGACGTTAAAATCATGTACTCCAATAAGATTTAGTTTGACAGCTACTTCTGCTTATGAGTTAAAACTATAGTGAGAGTCATAGTAAGTAACGATTGTGGTCGTTTATCTTTGTCTTATAACAAATGCTATAAACTAAGTTGGCACTAACTTAATTAAATCCTGAGTGCCCAGGCGTCATTATTAACAATTTAAATTTTTTAGAAACATGAAAAAGATTGGAGATTTTTTATTTGTAGAGCAATGCTTTACAGATACTGAAGAAACAAAAACTGCGGTAGTCAATATTAATTATATTGACAGCATAACTCAGAGCTGCAATGACAAACTTGGAGACATTGTAGTCATAGAGACAGATAATACAAGAATTATCTGTAAAGATCCAGAGAATTTCTTTACTGAGTTTGAGAATCTAATTTCAGATGAAGAAGAATGGTAGTCAATAAAGTAAAAGAGGGCCGTAAATTAACTGAAATAAAATTCAGTAACGACCATTATCTTGCTAACCTATTAGCTACTACTAAAGTACTTGGTATATCGTTAGAACGAGCTAAAAAGCTATGTAGAACAGTACCAGGTAAAAGAGTAGAAGTTAATCCACCTATTGAAATTATCAGTAAACTAAATACTGATAAACTATTTGAAGAATTAGAGGAATATGAAATAGAAGTATCTATCAGTATTCCTAGTAAATAACTTATCAAAAGTAAAATATGAAAGCAATTATTATTACATTTAAAGGAGAAATAAAAGATGAACATGCACTAGTAACATCTTTAGCATCAAATATAGCAAATAATACAGATGCTAAGAACGTAGATGTAAGTATCTTATCAGATGAAGATGTGATGAGTGCTATGGTAGCTAAATGTTTAATTCCAACTGATATAGCAGTAGATAGACCATCTAATCCGCAAATACCAGTAATAGAAGACTTCTGTAAGAAGATTGTTGCATCTATTGGTTCACCTGCTCTCAAGACACGAGAGCTATTGAATTCAGAACTATGTAAGTTCTTAGTACAACAGAATCGTGAGGTTATTAGTATTCCAGTAAGTATTATTGCTAAAGTAAATACTACTTCTGCATATTACGAACATCGTAAGGTACTAAAGGAATACGGTTTATCCACATTACCTGAGTTATTACGTGATGTTAATCCTATATTTAAATTTTACTAGTATGGCAAGGAAGAATAATGAAGAACCTCCAAAGGAATTTAAAAAGAAGCCAAAACATAAAAAAATGGAGCCCTATAATCGTAAGAAAGCATGGAAATAGATAATAATTGTCCTACACTTGATAATCATATCAACTGTAGTGAATGTACTCATGAGTGTAAACTCAGAATGCAACCAAAGAATAGTAAAGAAGTAGAGGTTCCGCCAGAGCCTCTACTCAATACTATATATTACTAATTTAAATTGTTAGTAAAATGGTGGATTCAGTCAACCTAAAGAACTATTTATAACCAAATCCCTAATGGAAGTTTAGCAGTTGCTAGACTGCTATTCAAGAGTACAACGGACTATACAACGGTCAACCATTTATTGGTCAGTGATGAAGGAAACGGGTTACCTATGAATAAGAGATACAAATAAATAGGATAGTTCTTTTAACTTTACTTAAATTTATCAAAAAGATATGAGTAGAACAAAAACAAAACGCATAAAAGCTCTAAAAGAATTTATAGAGCTTGAAAAATTAAACAAAAATCCAGTACAAGAATATATTGACTGGGCTGAAGAGGAAATAGCTAAACTTGAAACATACTTAAAAAAAGAGCGTCAAAGAGTAACTAATTTCCTTATTCTTACATCTATGAATCGTAAGAGACGAGAAACAGCGTACGAAAATCGTAAGCTGATAAAAGCAGGTAATAGAGAAAGCTGCCGTCAGCGTAAAATTCGATTAAATCGAGAACGTAGGTAAGCACTTAAAACTGCTTAAAATGTCATATTATATGACCAATATAATTATTACTCCTACTTTATATGAGGAGAAAAGATTAGAAGCTATATCATACTTTAGCAGATGTAGTAGAGAAGCAGCACTAAGAATCCACAAAAAGAACAAATATAAAGATATTAAATTAAGGCTAAACACTATAGCAGTAGCTATAATAGAGGCTAAAAAGAGATATTTTGATGATTGTTCTTTCATTAAGATTATATTGTAGTGTTAAATAAATTTTATTGTTAAATCAATTAAACTGTATTCAAAATGGCAGAAAAGAAAATGAACATCCTCTTAGAGGAAGTAAATGGAGAAAACATCCAAGATGTAATCGCTAACTCTAGTAAAGTAACTGAAGACATTGCTACCAAGGCAGCTGAGAAGATTGCCGAACGTCGCAAAGAGAAGCTAACAAATGAGTTAGTTGCTATTGTACAGAAATGTGAATTTACAGTATCCTCTGCGGTATTGCAGGTTCGTCGTTCTAATCGTACAAACCAACGTATTAAAACCTACCTGAAGGAATTATCTGCACTTGCTGAAGATATCAAGAGTGGAAATAAACCTGTGTCCGCATGGGATAAAGAAGCTCGCGAGATGAAGAAGCAGTACGATAAAGACCTTATTGAAATCGGTAAGAGTATTGACGAATCTCAAAAAGAACTGCGTGATATCTTCCCGGATTCCTGGCAGTGGACATACGATGAGTTAGTACCCGGTGCAAATCGTCGCTAACTCAAAACAAACAAAATAAAAGAGGTTCCAAGCTTAGAATCTTTGAATCAATAGCTATAGTATGTGAGTCGGAAATAGTTCTTTTGAACTATAGGGCCTGAGGCATACAAAGACCTGAATTAACAGGTCTCATACAGAATTTTTAAATCAGTTATGGGGAACTACCGTGAACTACTGATCATAAGTCTGAGATCGCGACAATAAGATTGTCCTCTAGAGATAGAGAAAAGCCTTAGTCGTGACATCAAGTTTAGACTGAATAATATGAATCTTTGAATCGTTTAAAGTATCTATACTTTAACTATTATTCGTGTATTATCAAGATCAGTATAAGAGAACTAACCATTCTCAAGACCATAGGGTATATGACTTTGGTCGGTCATATACCCACAATAGAGTAGGTATAATACCGAACTGTAAAAAGAATTGACTGTTAGGTCTATTTATGCCTTCAGGTGACCGCGGGGCAGTACCGCGCACATCCACTAAAAAAATATAATAAGGGTGTGAAATAGTATTGAACCGTTGAAACAGAATAGAATAGGTCAATAAGCAGATAACTGGCAATACAAGTTATGTAACGGACTATACTGGTATCGCAGCGTGATAACAGAGTCCAACGGCTAAGCTAATGTCGTAGAAAGCTGGAGTAAGGATAGTACTCAGATGGTAGAGCGGTGAGATAATATCAAAAGCTGGTATCGGAGGTTCGAGTCCTCCCCTTACTACAAATAAAAAATTAAGTTTAATCAATAAATTAATTTGAAATGGGATTAATGAATTTTATTAGACAGAATCTTCCAGAATCATGGGAGAAAGCTGCAACAGAGATGAGAATGAAGACTGAATTAATAACTCGTCTTCATAATGTAGTACCTCGTGCTTATAAGAATAAGTATCACTACAAAGAAGGAATGTCTTATATTAGAAGAGTATTCAACACTAAATGTGACATAATACATTTAGTAGATGCTACTGATATAGATATCGCTAAATGGAATGAATTAAGTAGTAAAATAAAAGAATACGAATATCAATGCGTGTAAGATATTTTGCTTGGTTTGACTCTAAACATGAAAGAACAGAGTTCATTAACTTACTCAGATCAGCTAAATCTGATATTGATGCAGTTAATAAAGTGATGCAAAAATATCCAGAATTAACTTTATCAGAAGTATCTGGAATAGTAAATAACTTTAAAAAAGAAATTAATCAACCATGAGACTCAATCATCCTGGTATCTACAGAATTGTAGGTGAAAACTTTGAACTTCTTGCTAATATAATTGGAGAAGTTCCTTGTATGAGAATTACTTCTGCACTATTAGTTAATGACTTAGTACAGAAAGGAGAATTCACTATACTTCCTGAAGACTCCATTGAAATTCAGAGTGTATTAGCAAATCCTGACAAATTTGTTTTTCTAGAGTATGAATACTCAGAAATATGTTCATTACCATCTTATCGACAATCGATTCATGGTACGAAAATGCCTAATATAACTGATGAACAGTTAAAGACATTTACTAATAAATACCTCGAAGATATTGGAATATATGGACGAGGTGTAGCTGCAACTAAAGCTTATATATTAGAAACTACAGGCTGGTCATTAGCACAAATTAATGTAGTACTAATGAAAATAGCTAAAAGAGTAAAGCAGCAATATGGTAGTTTATAGTTTAACAAACCATATATATACCACTTGGGGAGTTAAGTATAGTTCATTTAACTGGCGTCCTGAGTGGTATACCTTTTTAAGAATACAAAAAAGGGAATTAAACGAAATAGAATTTCATGAATCATATAGGATTAAAACTGTAAAATATTTAATATTTTGGTTTGATAATATGATAATACAAAAGATAGGAGTAGATAAAGATTTAACTCTAAGAGTACGCATAAGGATATTATGTGGATTAATCAACAATACTCCTGCTAGTGTACTTACTAGACCTATGAAAATAGAATTCATGGAATGTATATGGGATACTTATAATAAATTCTACAAAGATTGGTATGAATACTATTGTAGGAATGTACTAGAATTGCCATTTTAAGTCTATAGAGTCTTAGTTGACTCTATAGGCACACTAAAGCCCGTAATTATGACAGATGAAGAAAGACAACAGCTTTTAGATCTGATCAAGCAGGCTAAAGAAGGTAAACAATATGCCTTCATACAGCTTTATAATCGTTATCACAGAATTATATACAATACTATATATAATATTGTACACAATAAAGATGTAACAGATGACTTAGTATCTGTAACGTTTACTAAAGCTTTCCTTAAGATAGCTAGTTATGTTAATCATATTTCATTTGAGATGTGGTTAAAAACTATCGCTATAAATAGTAGTATTGATTATATACGACGTACCAAAAAAGAGAAGTATGATTATGAATTAGATAATGATAATAACTGTCTACAGGTAAGCAGTTCGGCCGACAGCTCACCAGAGGATTTATACATATATCATGAGACAGATAGTAAGTTATCTGACGCACTAAGTAGACTTCGCTATAAGTATAGGTATATACTTGAACTACGCACAGTTCAGAATCTTTCTTACAAAGAGATTGCTGAACATCTTGAGCTCTCTGAGTCTCAAGTAAAATCTCGTCTTAATAAAGCGAGAGAGAAATTAAAACAATTGTTAAACTAAAAAACATTTACTAATTATGACACCAGCAATTATTGGGCTATTAACTGTAGCATTTATCCTTGCACGATTATTTCGTAGCACAGGAATGTGGTGGAAACTTGTTTTCGCCATTATGGCTGGTCTATTAGTAGGTATTTTAAGTAAGGAAGTAGTTAAGTCAGATAATGATAAGACTACTTCTCTTACTAGTTTAGTTAGCACCATGAGTAATGATGATGCTTTAACATGCATGCAAAGCTTAGTAGCTACAGTGACAGAAGGTACTACCATTCGCCTTACTGGGGTTGCAGGTTACATTGTTAAAGATGAAGAATTATTCGATGCACTAACTAAAAGTAATACCTTTACTAATGGACGTGACTCACCAGAAATAGAGGATGATAGTTAACCTCTTAAACTAATCCATCTTTTTAATTGTACTTAATAATAACTTTTATTTTAACACTTTAAAACATTATCAAAAATGGCAAAAGAAATGAGTAAGGCTGAAAGAAAGGCAGCCTTGAAAGCAGCAAAAGCAGCAGCGAAAGCTGAGGCTAAAGTAAATAACACTGAGAACAAGAAGGAGGAAACTAAGCCTCAAGTAGATAACAAGCCGAAGGATGCTAAAGTAGAGGATGCGAAGAAAGCTCCCGCTACAGCTAAAGAAACTAAGGTTCAGGCAAAGAAGGACGCCCCTAAAGGTCCGGATAAGCCTAAGAAGAAGGAAGAGAAAATTCCTACAATTATTCCTGAAGATGCAACAGGTAAGAACAGTCCCGAGAAGAAGGCTGTAGAACGTGCTGCAAATCTTATCACAGGAATTCCTACAGCTGGTATACCTATTGGTTCAAGAGAATCATCTGTTGATGGTAAGGCTATGCTAGCATTTGTAATGCAACAGCGATATGCTAACAATGAAGAACTCAAGAAGCAATATCCTGAGCTATATGCAGACATCAATCGTAGCATTGATGTAGTTACTTTGTTAGCTCTTGTCGATGTACGTCAAGACTTGTTCGACCGTGGTGAACGTGGCGAATTGCAGTTACAGATAGCTGCAGACCAAGTATTACCGCTGCAAAGTATGGCAGAAATGCTAGGTATTAAACTAGCTCCTGCTAAAGCTCTGCCTGGGAACGATGGACAAATGTCTATTAACTTCTCGGAAAGTGAAGTACCTACAGAACTTGCAAACAGCAAGCCAAAAGTAGAAATTCCAGAGCTTGATCCTAACAAGATTACTAATGATGAGGAATTGAAAACTGCCCTTAATTACCTCATCTCTAAAGAGAAGAATGTGGCAGAAAATATAGTTAACACTGTAGAATGGTATCGTGTATATCGTGGCCTGAAAGAAACTAATGCAGATAAGAAGCTTGCATTAGACGAAAAGACAGTTACAGATTGGATTAATGAGATATTCTCTATTATCCAACCTACAGCTATCTTACGTGGTTTAGGTCGTGCTGTATACTTATATACTTCACAGACAGGTTCACCGTGTATGGCTCACTCTATCATGCATACACATATGTCTAAGGCTGGTTGGAGTGAAGAACAAGTAGCAGAAGCATTACGTGCTTTAATTGGAGAAAACTTCCGTTATAAACTGAAGGATGATCCTGAAGCAAAACCTGAACAGGATAAAGCAATTAATGCTATTACTGGCTTACTCGGCAATGACTACATTGATAAGTTATTTGCTGACTATACTATTACTACTGATGGTGTAGAGGACAGTAAGAAAGTTGAACTTGAAGCTGCGCGTGAAGTTGCTCGTAAGGTTCTAGGGAGTATTCGTACCAATTACTTTGACAAACAGAAAGAGACTCCTACGCTTGATAAAATGCGTATGGTTGTAGGTCAGATTATTAATCTGTATCGAGATCCGGCTGACCGTCTTGCAGAGTATTGTCAAGGAGATTTGATAGCTCCAAAAGAGGATGAGTATCCTAAGAAAGAAGAACCATCTGAAGGGAATGAAAAAAAAAATTAAGCTGGTTTAAAAGGTTTCTTTTAAAAATTCATATCCTAGAAGAATAGCCATTCTAATAAATATCATATCAAATGAATAATAGATTGTTAACTGTAGTTGGAATGTTTGTTGTCAGTGTATTCATTGGTAGGCAAATGTTCGCAACTACAGAAGTTATACAGGCACAGCCTGTTATACCCTCTATAGTGGAGTTACCTAACTTCCCTAAAGTAATAAAGGAGGAGAAAAAGTCTGTAGATGAGATAAATGTCGAAGTCGACTTATCTACATTAGAAGTATCTGTGAAAGGAACAACAGACGCAAAAGTGAATGTAAAAACTACTGGCGAACCAAAGCCAGTAGTTAAGTGGAAAACTAAAGTAATAGAGAAGACGAATTCAACAGGATATCCAAAAGTAAATGCTATAAGTAAGGTATCTGATGACGAATCACCGGCAACTCCATTAACAATAGTAGATAAATATGAACAATAAAATTATACTTCAGCAGATGATACGTCTATCGCGTATCATTAAGGACTCAAGAGAAGCAAGAGCTAAATTAAGTTCTATACAATCTCAAACTGAATACTTTATAGTAGAAGGTAATCAGTCTACTTTTATTAGAGACCAAGCTAATAGTAGTATAAGTAATTGTTTATATGTAGAACAGTACTTACGCTCGTCTGTAAGTAGTGCTTGCAAATGTTTGGATGGTTTTGACGCTTCAAAAATGGAACCAATAGACTACATCAGTAGTAGTGATGTAAAAAATAAGTTTGTCGACATATGTCTAGGTAAGAAAGTAGTAGCTACTATTAATCTTACTACCGGTGAAATAACGAGCGTCAATATACCAGAACAAAAATCAACGGCTAAAGATAACAGCCCTACGGTAAAAAGTTAGTGATAATAACCGTATAATAAATACTATAATTATATCACAGTTCGAGAGGAGTAAAACTATAGCGTAAATCACTCCGAGGAAGTCATGCGGTAAAGTATACAATAATACTGGTCGCACCTGTCAGGGAGCTTGGAATCATTTCTCCATGGCCCGAAAAGTTACATGACCCGAGAATATGTTAGCAGCTAAAACTGTGAGATTACTCAAAAGGTAGGGTGTTAGCTTATGTAATTGAAAACTACATAAGAGGGGATGAGCGTGTACAATCCTCATTAGGAAGTGAGAACCGTTTGGAGACTTCTAAAGACGCAGTACTAAAGAGAAGACACACTGAGTACTAAACAGTGCAAAGGGAACGAAATCCCTATATCCGTATTAGTTTATCAAAAGCAGAATCAAAAAGGGATATAAACACGATGACGAAACAGGGGCAATACGGTTCCTGACTTATTCCTTTGGAAAGAATAAGTAAAGCTGAAAAGCAAGGTTAGTTTCACCTTAAGAAGCAGCCAACTCATGGAAAAAAAGAGATTGCAGATAACGCATTACCGGTCTCCAAAATCGGTTAACAAAAGCGCTACTGTGCGTCCAGAAAGGGAAACAGGCTAACTCTAGTGTTCAGTATACATCAGCTGTGATGCAATATGCAATTGTGGATATTGGAACTTATACTTATGAAGGGAGTAAACTACTAATACTAATGTAAGGATAACCGTGTTATGGTACATACTTATACAAAGTAAGGATATGAAAGCTGGAAACGCAATGATCCAAGAATTAAACGTGCAAACGTTAAAGCTTGACTGATTAACGTGGAGCAGGAGCCAATCCTGTACATTATCGTAAATAGTGTGCTGTAAAAGAACTTACGTATAAGGGATGAGGTATATGAGATTGATACCATCTTTCAAGTCTAAGGTGACTCATGAGTTTTGTCGTGTAGATGAGTATAATGTATGAGAAATGACGAGACTAAAATATAATAGTCTAAAATGCGAGTATGAGGGCGCTATAACCCTGAACTTAGAAGCGGACACCTTTAGCAAGTGTTATTACGTGGTAATAAATAAGATTAGGAGATGCAGAGAAAACTCCTTGTAAAAAACGGCAGAGCTTAAGCATTTCAAGATATGTAAATGCCTTTGATTTATTATGCTAGTTCATACCAGAATTTTGGATAATAAACATCGTTATGGATTAAGGAAGTAAATAGAGTTATTAAAGATGCTTTAGAGTTAGAATCCTAAAACCAGTTTAATAATAATTATAGTATATGATGATATACTTAATGAATCAACTTTACTTACGCTGAATAGAGTCAGCTATGATAAAATGAACTCTAATTGTTTAACTATTTAACTAATTGGGAAGTCCAATGGAACTGTAAACGCTGAGACTACCGTTCGTAAGAGTAGTGTGAGTAGACAGATCACCACCCCGACTGCCAACCGACATTGCTGACTGTTAAGACACTCGTAAAGTACAATGCGCAACATTGTATGTGAGAGAACGCTGAATCGTCAGTTACCTGTGTTGTTTCTTACACTGTCTCTGTAAGGGCAATAGTACACTTATGATGAAAATATTCCATAAGCAAACAAGGAGACGATGATAGGTGGAAATCCTAATGTTCGTGCAGTATAAACAAACAAATCCTGGAAATGGTATAGATGGGTCATGCTATAAGCAATGAGTCTATGATTTTAGTAATGTTAGATTAAACAACCGTAATTCTGACGAATTTCGATAATACCGGACATACTCAGTAGGTTCTAAGGAACTGATGATAAAGTGGCTTATATCGCATCTAATCGCGTTATACGCTTACGGTGAGAGGTGCGTTGAACATCGCATAAGTTGAATTTCAACCGTCGAAACGGGACGATAAAACTAAGAAATAGCAGAGATTATCAGAAGTAACTCACAGAGTATTTCTCATAAATTTTCAATTTATTATTTTTATGCTTAGTAGATTATGTGATTGAGTTCACCTATTCCAATTTTGAATAGCTATTAAATAATCGAACGGTGGAGAGACTTTAACAATTTTTTGTATAACTATGTTCGTATTGGTATATCAAGTACGGACTCAAAAAGGAACATTTTTATGGAAAATAATATTAATGGAGCTAACACTCCGGGTTTAGCAGCTCAAATTTTAGCTCGCTATCGGCAAACAGCCCAGAAGTTTGGGCCTTTCTTTGGACAGCAGATATTTACAATCGTAGCACAAACTCCTGACCTTAAATGGAAAGAAGATGTTGCTACAGGTAAGAATACTTTTCGTCAGGAAGTAAAAGCTTATATTCTCAAGGCTATTGATGTTGAGTCAGTTAGTTTACTTGAGAAGGATGTTGATGGACGTCCGAAAATCATCTTGAATGAAAAGAAGAATGATCCATCATTAGTCTTTGAGCTTGCTGATCCTGAATTTACTAAAGCAACTCGGCAGAACGTAATTGAGTGTATTGAACGGTTGAGCAAACCAGGCTCTAAGCCTATGTTCTTTACAGCTGAAGAACTTCCTATGTTGAATGACTTAACTAAGTTATCCAACCAGAGTGTGTTGAACTTCTATGAAGAGATGACACGTAAGTGTATGCAGTTAGCTGAAACTGTCCGTAGTTATATGGATATGAATCAGCGTATGCAGGTTGAGTATTTACGGCAGTGCGGTTTAGATAATCAGGAAACTGAAATTCACGTAACTGCTACAATTACTGAAGAAAAATAGTAGAAGCTTATGAACGGCAGACTTTCTTCATTACGTGTAGAACTTCTGCGAATTCTAATATGTTCTGAGCCAGCCATATTGTCTAAAATTCAGATTTGGAATGGAGGACGTACAGAAACGCCTAAAAAAGTAAGTATTAGAGAAGATGGACGGGTCTTCCTATTTTACGGAAGTGGGCCATTATGGTGGCAAAGATTATTTAATACTTATGAATCGGTAAGTATTATAGATGCTTCTATTAGTATAGCAGATGCAATCACTGGGTCGAATTCGACTCGAAATGAATTTGCTTTTGACGAGATTACTAAGAGTATAATCGACGAAGCAAAGAAACGTAAGGATTTCGATTGTATTGTTGATATTCTGTTTGATTGTATGAGGAATTGTTCAGATGGGGAACTACATTCTAAATGGATTAATCAAGAGAATATCAAAAAATATGCAAGAGAAAATGGTATAACCAATGTTGAAGACATTAACCTTGAAGGGCTTAATGGAATAGTTGGAATTAAAACTGGTGGACGGGTTATTCCTATAGTACTCGGCCAGTTAAGAAAATTTAGAAAATATTGATTTGGATATTATCTTAAAAACAAAAATAATCTCATAGTACTGAATCGGGTACTATTTATAGTAATTACTGCTGAATTGGGCAGTTATTACTACACAGTTCCTTAGCTCAACTGAATAGAGCAACACATTTTTTACAACTAGCTCTAAGTTTCTTCGTTATGTTAATAATAACATAAAAGAGAAATATTATGAGACCTAATAACGAATCTAAAAAAATAGCAATATGTAAAAATTGCGGAAAAGAATTTCATCCGAAATATTCTTCGTATGGAATTTACTGTTCTAATAAATGTCAACGCGAATATATGTCACAACAAAAATACTTGGATTATCTTAAAGATCAAGACAAGTACTACGGAAAAACATCAATGTTTTGGATAAAAAAGTATATCTTAAAAGAACAAAATAACAAATGTAGTATATGTGGATGCGATAATTATTGGAACAATAAAGATTTAATATTTGTTCTAGATCATATAGATGGTCATGCAAATAATAATAGACGTAATAATTTAAGATTGTTATGCCCAAACTGTGATTCTCAATTAGATACATATAAATCTAAAAATAAACACAGTGATAGAATATATCGTTATAATCAACTAACCGCTTAATATTTTAATGTGTAGGTTATGGGTTTGAATCCCATAGGAACTACTACTGGTAGATGTAGTTTGGTCGAGTATTTAACATTTAAAAACATCAATCAATATGAAATCAATTACATCAATATATTTGCTCGGAGATAAGAATAAAGGTAAAATCGGTCGTATTAAGGAAATTTCTAATGAAATTACCTTTTATTGGAATAAGATTAAAGAAGAAAATGTTATTCCGAAAGAAGCTAAACGTAATTATGACTTAAAAGCATTACTCCAGAAGATTGAAGCTCTATCTGAGGAACGTATATTATTAAAACTGTATATGCAGTGTATTAATATGGGTTATAAGAAATTTACTGAATTACCTAAAGATAATAATTATCTTAATATCTTTACTTTATGTGAAAAGACGGAACAGTTGTTTCATTTAAGTAAGATTAAGACTCTTGACCCGAAGCTTAAACGTTCTAAAGGAAAGAAGAACTTAGATAAAACTGAAGAGCTTACTTCAGCTTATATTGCAGGTCTAAAAAATAAATTACAATTAGAAATTAACAAAATCAATAAAGATATTACAGATTTTAATGAGAAGGCAGAGCTTAACATTGAAGCTCCAGCTTTATCCTTAGCTGCATAAATAATGTTTAAAGGGGGAATCCCCTTTAAACTAGTATTAACAATTTAATTATCAAAAATTATGAAAAAGATATTAGCAAAGAAAAATAATAGAACCGGTATAAAGAACCATAGAAGTAACAAGAATAAGTTTCGTAGAAGCTATAAGGCTTATCAAATAATGACGGTAAGCAAGAAACCGGGACCATCTGGAGTCATTAAATATGATGAGAATGGGAAAGTAATAGGATTTGTAAAGTGGGCAGGAAATAAGAAGCAGTCTGAATATACCACTAAAGTAGCAAAAGACGCTATGAATGAAAACAAATCTATAAAACAATCTAAAAAAGAATTAATCAAGAATATTCTTATGAAAGCAGGATATGATCCTACAATACGATATACCCGTAAAGAGAAGAAACATTTTACGCGTATAGTTAAGAACAATATGTTCACTAAACCTAAGGTAGTTACGTTAACAACTGAACAAATCAAAGAAAAGATAAAAGCTGATAAACTTGCAAAAAAGTCTATGCAAGCTAAATTTGATGAATCAGTACGTGATAATCCTTTAACTCCTAAAAAAGGTAAACAGATGGCTCCTAGTGCTGCAGAACTATCTGTTAAAGAAAAGCCTAACAAGAGAAACTTTCAATATGCTATACAGAGAAAATGCTCTGATAATGATATGAAAGTATACGATTTTGCTACTGGAAACTTTGAAGCATCTACTAGAGATGAAGCAAAGAGTAAAGCTGCTAAATTAGCTAAGAAGTACAAAAAAGATACATCATTCACTGGAGTAACAGTAAAGGACATTGAAGGAGATAACAGTATAACTTACTATAGTCGTAATAAGTTATTAGCAGCATAAAAAACTAATAATATTTCTGTTTCCATGTTTTAAACTGGTTTCTCATGTAGCTCAGTGGTAGAGCCGCTACTATGTAGTGTGATTGCGTTGGTTCGAGTCCAACCATGAGATCTAACTTTTAAATACTTATAATATGATTATACGAGGAAAGATAGTCTACGTATATGATATTGAGGTATTTCAAAATATCTTTCATTGTTCGGTAAAAAATACAGAAACAAACAACATCTATAAGTTTGAGATATCAGAAAGAAAAAATCAACTAAGAGAATTAGTTAAGTTCTTTAAACAAGTAGATAAATACATTACTTGGGGAGATTATTATACTACAAATATTAATATTCCAGCAAATATTATATTCTGCGGTTATAATAACTTGCATTATGATAATCCCATAATTAATTATATAATTGAGTATGAAGATAAATTAATGCAATATAATATACCTACTATATGTAGCTCTATATTTAACCTAAGTAAAACTATAACTACTTCAAGTGAGGATAACATAGATGCATGGAAGCATTGGAAGTATCAAATATGGTTTGATACTTTTGATATTCTTACTATGCTATATTCTAATAAACTTAGAGTAGGTTTAAAGGAAATCCAAGTAACAATGCAATATCCTAATGTACAGGAATTTGTATGTGATTGGACTAAACCACTTCCTTTAGAAGATTTTGACTCTATGATAGATTATAATATCAATGATATTGAATCTACTTCAGAATTACTAAATAGATGTAAGAAAGACGTTGATTTACGAATCGCTATTGAAGATGAATATGGAGTAAGAGTACTAAGTAAAGATGGTGTAAATATTGGGATGAAAATTTTAACTCAGAAATATCTTGAAAAAACAGGTCTAACTTGGCAGGATATTAAAGATTTAAGGTCTCCAATGAGTGTAATACCATTGAAAGATGTAATATTACCATTTATTAAATATGATAGTCCTATTCTACAGAGAGTATTAGATGATATGAAAAATCAGATAGTATCTCCAGGTAGAAAAGGATATGAGAATAAGTTTGTATTTAATAATTTACGCTATTCTGTAGGAGTAGGGGGTATTCATTCTGTGAATAGTCCTGAAATCATTATTCCTAGAGATGATGAAATGCTTATAGATATTGACGTTGATAAAAGCGGCGTCGTAACCTCGTTAATTGCGGGAACAATCGTTAAACTATTATAACTGCACTACGTAGTAATATAGTAGGTAGCATCTAGAGTAACGTCTAGAAGATAGTAAAATAATAATAGTTTGATTAATCCGCAGCCAAGCGTCCTACTTAGGATGAAGGTTCATCGACTATCCAGTGATGGAGTAGTACTAATAATTGTACGAAAAGCGAGGAATTTGGCAACCTTCTACCCATTTATACGTTATAAAAAATAAACTTTAGACATGAAAGGAAGACGTATAGATTGGAAAAAATCAGGTATTTACAGTATAATCTGTGCTGTAAACGGAAAGCAGTATATAGGTTGTAGTAAAAATATTTATTCTAGAATAAACGCTCATAAATCTTATTTAAAACATAATAAATTTAAGCAAGATAATAAATATTTTATTGAAGATTGGAATAAGTATGGTTCAGATACTTTTGATTATAAAGTACTAGAATACACTACAGAAAATTTAAAAGACAAAGAATGTTATTATATCGAATTATTTGATACAATCAATAGAGATAAAGGATACAATCTTAGGAGAGATAATTCTAAAATAGGTATGATACCACTAGAAGAAACTAAAAGAAGGTATTCAGAAGCTCAGATTAAAAGATTTCAAGATGAAGAAGAAAGAAAAAAAATAGGAAGAAAATCTTCAGAATTTTGGAAGAATAATCCAAATATTAAAGATAGAATGAAAGAAAAGTTATCTTTAATAAATACTCAATATACTATCAAACAATTTACTAAAGACGGTAAATTTATTAAAGAGTGGAATAGAGTTAAAGATATAATAAAAGAAAATCCTACATACAAAGTACATAATATATATGCTGTATGTTCAGGTGAAAAACCTAGCATGTATGGTTATGTATGGACGAAATGCCAAATTAAGATATAGTCAGAATAAAATGCGCTTCTCTATATCCAAGTATGCTTATAGAATATGAATTCTATCCTAAACATTTAGGTAAAGAATTCTTAGAAGTATATAAGCAAATTAAAGATGAGCGAATTGAAGCTAAACACAATGGTGATAAAGTAAAGAACGAAACTTTAAAGTTAGCTTTAAATGGTTTATCAGGTAACTTACAGAATGAACATAATTTCTGTTATAGTCCGTTTGCAGTAATGCAGATTAATTTTGGTCTGCCTATATAGAAATATATAGAAAAAAATTCCTTTAATTACTGGAACATCCTTTAGTATTATACGTTTTTAATATAAAAGGACAATCAGTAACTAAGTTATATAATTATGAAATTATTAGATAAAACTTTAGAATTAGAAAATGATAAATTCAAGATAATTAAATTTGATGAAGAGCGTTATGAGAAAAGTAATAGAACTCATCTATACTATTTAATTCAATGTAAAAAATGCGGTGAAATATTTTCTAGAAAAAAAGATTGTATACACAATTTTGAAAATTTAAAATGTAGAAATTGTATTCACAATAGGCATGGTAAATGTTTAAATACATTACTTTACAATGTATTCACACATTATAAGAATAATGCAAAACAAAGAAATATAGAATGGAATTTATCAGAAGAAGAATTCAAAAATATAATTACACAATCGTGTATATATTGTGGAGAAGCTCCAGATATAACAAAAACATCTAGTTATAGAGATAAGCATGAGAAAATTACGGGTATTGATAGAGTAGATACTACTAAAGGATATTTTAAAGAAAACTGTGTGCCATGCTGTAAAATGTGTAATATAATGAAAAATAAATTTTCTAAAGAAGATTTTATAAATAAAGTTAAATCTATATATAACAATTATATAAAAAGTTCAACGACTATCTCGAAAGAGAGTACATTACAAGCTAATGGTAATGGAAACGGGGAACTCCTGACTGCTGCTTAAGTAAAAGGAGATGATATAGTCTAATCTGCATAGTGATATGCAGCAGTTCATAAGAGAACGTATATGAGAGTTGCGTCTTATATAGAATATTATGTAGAATTAATGGACAGTTACTATTACTTATGTTAGCTGAGAAATTAACTCAAATTGGATGCCGAATCGTCCAAGCAAATACTGACGGTTTGTTCGTCTTACTAAAGAAAGATGTATATTCTAAAGTAAACAGTATTTGTAGAGAATGGGAACAGCTTACTAAACTTACCTTAGAAGAAGATCGTTTTAAAGCAATGTATCAATATGCTATTAATGATTATTTTGCTATTACTGAAGATAACAAAGTAAAAGAAAAAGGAATGTTTATTACTGCTGTAAAATTAGGTAAAGGATTAACTCCAAAGATTATACCTAAAGCAGTAATAAGTTTCTTTAAAGACGGAATACCGGTCGAAGATACAATTAAGAATTGTACAGATATAAGAGATTTTCTAATGTCTGAGAAAACTGGTAAACAATGGCATGTTGAATATATGAACGAAGAGCAACAAAGAACTAATCGTTTCTACGCATCTACTAATGGTGGATACTTGTGGAAATGGAAAGATACTGGTCATAAAGAAGGTGAAATTATAACATATACTGAGCCATACGTAGGAGAACGTAGATATAAGGCTTCTGCAAGACAGTATCAGAATATGCTTACTGCATCTGGTGTTACTCTTCTAAATAAATTTGATGATAAACCAATTGAAGAAAGAAAGATTAATTATAGGTATTATATTATGGAAGCCTATAAGATAATCAGAGATTTAAAACCGTTACAATTGAGCCTATGGGATTAACAGAGGCTTATCAGATATATTTCAGATAAACCATAAGCTTATATAATATATAAGACTATGATTTTAGAAATAGACACTTCTATCTTAGATAGAATACCAACTTTATCTATTAATCAATTAGTATTCCTAACACTTGTATTGAATGATATCAAAACAATCAATCAAGACATTCAGAGACTTCTCAGCCTAGTTAATGAAGAAGAGATACAAGAGTTAGAGACTCAAGGTTTAATCTCTATCCAGTATGATAGAGATACCCAAGTCATAAGTAAAACAGAGAAACTAGAGAAACTTCTTAAAGAAGATAAAGCTATGTTTGATATGTTTTATGACCAATTTCCAGTTTATGTTATGAGACCTGATGGAACTAAGGGATTTCTCAGAGCTAACATAAATAAATGTAGAAAAGAATATAATCGCATTATAGGTAAGTCTAAAGCAATGCATGAACACTTACTTAAATGTTTACAGTACGAAATAGAAGATAAAATGCGTACAGGTAAAATAGGTTATATGAAAACTATGTGGAAATGGCTCACTCAACATGAGTGGGAAACTATTGAGGAACAAATGAAAGTAGAAACTCCTAACCAAGATTATTATAATTATGGAGCAGATATCTACTAAAGTACTAACATTTAGACATATATCCTCTGCTACTAATGAAGCAGTAGAATATATCCGTAAGAGAAAGAATCATGAGATTGTTTCTTTACGTACTAGATGGAATAAGTTCAATAAATCCTGTATGGGTGGTATTGAACCTAATACTATATATACCATTGTAGGTATATCTGGTAGTGGTAAAAGTTCATTTGTAAATACACTTGAAAGTGATTTAATAGACTTAAATTCTAATCAGGATGTAGTAGTACTTAATTTTTCATTTGAAATGTTAAGTTCTAGACAAGTAGGTAGAAAATTAAGTAGTAAGTTAAGGCAAACTACTGCTCAGCTATATAGTTCTAGTATTGTATTAGATAATACACTATTAAAAGAAGTAGAAGAAACTTCTCAACAGATAAAATCATATCCGATATATTATGTAGATACACCGGGTACTGTTGCAGATATAGCATCTACCATTGATTACTTTTACGAAAATAAAGCTAAAGGCAAAAAATTTGTGATCATACTTGATCATACTTTACTTGTTGAAGGTCAAAATCGTGAAAGTGCACTACAAGTGATTTCCGATTTACAGAAACTGTTTATTAGAGTAAAAAAGTTTCCAGATACTACAATAATACAGTTATCACAGATGAATCGTAATATCGAAAATCCTGAAAGAATTAATAATCCATCTATGCATTATCCAATGCGTAGCGATATATCTTCCGCTGATACTATTTTTCATGCATCAGATTACGTTATATGTATTCATAGGCCAGAGCTACTCAATATACAGAGTTATGGACCAAATCGTCTACCAGTAAGAGATAAAGTTTATTTGCATATTCTAAAGAATAGAGATGCAGGTGAATGTTCTATACTTGAGTTTGATAATGACCTTAAGTACAATAATTTAATTGAAACTATACGAGAAGAAGAACCAGTAAGGAAGATTTCGTTTAGTAATAACAATTAAAAAGGCTGAAAATTATGAAATCATATACATTTACATTACCGAAAAATACTAAGAGTGCAAAAACATATAAGGAGTCTTTAATGGGCCGAGTAATTAACGCTTATCCTTGGATGACTGTAGAAAGTAAGAGTGATTATCCTTCTTGCAGTTATGGCATCGAATATGCTGGTGCAGGTGATATTATTACTTTAGGTTTAAGTAAGACTCATAATATTGGATGGTTGCCGAAGGAATGCGCTAATTGTCCGTTTAAGTGTTGGGGAGATAATGTAATTAATTTCGACTTAGAAACAGAATTCTTCAAGGCTATTAATGCACTTGATATTTATGCAAAGGAACATTGTCCGTTTGATGTTGACTATGACTTTAAAGATGAGTTTGGTACTCCAGTTAAAATCTTTGATAACTTCGTACAGATTGGTTATGAAGTAATTCCTATTGCATTTGGTTCTTTGAACTATTTAAAACCGAAGACAAAGAAAACTATTATCGATATCACGATTAATATTAAGAAACGTGGTTTGTTTTAATTAAAATATCTTATTCCATATTATCAGAAATTATCAGAACTTTATCAGAGGAATACAAAAAAATAAAAGCTTTTATGATTGTATTACCAAAAGAGAAAGTAAAAGCTAAAGTAGAAAATCCTAGATTTTTGATTTTATTTGGTAAACCAAAAGCTGGGAAAACTACTTTAGTTGCAGCACTGGATAACAATCTAATTATTGATTTAGAAGGTGGTTCAGAGTTCTTAGAGGCATTAGCTGTTCAAGCTAGATCTGTAAAAGATTTAGGTGATATAGCTAATGCAATAAGAGAGATTAAAAAGGAAACTGGTAAATATCCTTATAAATATATTACTATAGATAATGCTACACGTCTAGAAGAGATGTGTATGAGTTTTGCAATTCAACTTTACAAAAATACTCCAATGGGTAAGAAGTACGAAGGTACAGATTTGAGAACATTACCTAATGGGTCTGGTTATTTATATATAAGACAGGCTGTAAGAAAAGTTATTGACATGTTCCGTGGATTATGTGATAACTTTATACTTATTGGTCATACTAAAGATAAGTTGATTAATAAGAATGGCGAAGAAATGGCAGAAATGTCTCTTGATTTAGTAGGTGCATTAGCAAATATTATATGTGGTGAAGCAGATGCTGTTGGCTACGTATATAGAAAGAAAAATGAGACACATATCTCATTTGAAGGAGGGGATAATTCCGTTATTGAAGCTAGAGCACCTCATTTAAGAGGAAAGAATATAGTAATAGCAGAGAGTGATGAAAATAACAACATTACTGCTTATTGGAATAAAGTTTATTTACCTGAATAATTAAAAATAAGATATTATGATATTTAGTACAGAATTAGCAAATGAAGTAAAGTTGTCAGATAATGGTAATAATACTAAATACCTAGAAGCGGGTATTCATGACAACGTTAAGTTTGTATCCGCAAAGTTTGCAGAGTCTCCTACAGGGAAGAAATTCATTGAATTTACTTTTGAAAAAGATGGTAAGAGTCTTGTTCATACTGAATGGGAACCAGCTGTTCGTGAAAGTGATACTGAAGAACAGAATCAAAGTAAAGCTACTAACCAGGTAACTCGTATTATGCGTATACTTAAGTGTTTCTATCCTAAGAATGTATTAGCGTTCAGTGGCAGTTCTTATAAAGAATTTGCTAACTGGGTAGTAACAATGCTTAATAGTGCTAATAAAGATATTTTACTTAAAGTAAAAATAGTTTATAATGATAAGGGTTATACTACACTTCCTAGTTATGTTAAGTTTGCTTCTATTGAACCTATGAATATTCCTATGGGTTTCTATGAAGAAGGTAAGAATGAAAGCATGATTAGAGAAATTACAGGTATCGATCAATTTACTAAGCCAATTGTTGCAGATAAGGAAATTAAAGAGGTTAACCCTCTTACTACTACTGTAAGTGATCAGCCTAGTGATGATCTGCCTTTCTAATTTTGTAGATAATCCTATAAGCCGCCTACGCTAGGCATAGTATAGCGATACGTGAGTAGCATGCCGCTATGTGAGATAAGAAGCAATCGACGGTAATACGCCGAATGTGAGGTGTGACGGAGGCATCAAAATTCATAGAATAGGGATAGCATGCACTCACGTTTTCATGATAGTAATGGTTAATTAAGGTTCGATTCCTTAGCTATCACTAAAAATATATCATATGGTTTACGATACAACAAAAATAAAAGATAATGTGAGTATTACTTTAGATTGGATATTATCTAAAGTAACTGAGTATGATATATATGCAGCGTACATTGGTAATTTTAAAGTAGGCATGATATATAATTCACCATTAAGAAAGGATAAGACACCTTCTTTTGGATGTTATTATAGTAAAAAAACTAAACAGTTAATGTTTAAAGACCATGGTACTGGAGAATGTGGTAATATAATTAAGTTTGTATCACTATTCACAGGACTAACTAACTATTCAGATATACTCAATGATATAGTTAATAAACTTAAAATTACTAATGATACGAAACTCGTTAGCTCTAAGCAATATATACCGTCAACCGAGACAGTAATTGGTATTGTAAGGCAAGACTTTACTCTAACAGATATCAATTACTGGTCTCAGTTTAATATTTCTACCACTACTCTAAAGAAATTTGGAGTAAGTAGTATAAAATATTATCTATGTAACGGAGTTGTAAAGAGTATTTACAAGGATAGTAATCCTATGTATGCTTATAAGGTTTATAATAATTTTAAAATATATAGACCTTTAGCAGATAAATATACAAAGTGGCGTAATAACCTGACTGAGAACGACATTCAGGGGTTTAAACAGTTACCTAAAACTGGAGATATACTCATTATTACAAAGAGTATGAAAGACGTCATGTGTTTATATGAGATGGGTATTCCAGCAATAAGCCCATCATCAGAATCAACGTTTATACCCCAGAAAGCATTAGACCAACTTAAGAAGCGTTTTAAGACAATTTTAATTTGTTTCGATAGAGACGAAGCTGGTTGTAAATATCTTCGTAAAATAAGCCTTAAAACAGGCTTAAAACCATTCTTAGTACATAAGAAATGGAAGGCAAAAGATATTTCAGATGCTATTAAAGCAAATTCTTTTGAATCTATAAAATTATGGATATATGAAGAGATAGAGAAAGAAAAAAGAAGGCAAGGTACGGAATGCAACTCCAAATGAATACGATGGAATTAAATTTCGTAGTAAACTTGAAACTTATACATATAAAAAGCTGAAAGAGGCAAATATCATGGCAGATTATGAGATGCATCGATATGAACTACTTCCAGCTTTTACTTTTAATAATAAAAAGTATAGAGCAATGACTTATCTACCTGACTTTGTAGGAGATAACTTTGTTATTGAATGTAAAGGATACCCTAATGAAGCTTGGCCTTTAAGAGAGAAACTATTTAGATATTACTTATGTAGTAACAATATACAGGTTGATTTCTATATAGTCCATAATCAAAAGGAAGTAGATGAGTTAATAAAAAAACTGAAAAAATGATACTATTTTATAGTATAATTATATATAAACTAACTAAAACTTTATACCATGAGAATATGCGCAATAAGTGATATACATGGCCATTTAATTAATATACCAGAATGTGATGTGTTATGTATAGCAGGAGATATAGTAAATCTACTTGCTCAGAGAAGTAACGAAGAATCAGATAAATTCTGGTCTATTACTTTTGTCAATTGGGTAGATAAATTACCGTGTAAAAAGGTAATTGTAGTTCCAGGAAATCATGATATTTATATAGAAAATCTTATCAATGATATTATAAAAGATTTAAGTTGGCAAGATTTTAAGACTAAGATATCAGCCTTAACTGATAATAAAGTAGTATTTCTTGTTGATGAACTATATGAATATGAAGGAATAACCTTTTATGGAACTCCTTGGATAGCTCCTATACATTGGCAAATGTGGGCATTTGAAGATATTCAGAATGAATACGATGAATATATATGCCCATATGAAAAGATACAAAACTGTGATATACTAATTACTCATGAAAATCCTAATTATAATGAAAAGCTTGAACATTATTGTTTTGGTAAATATAAGCATCATTTCTTTGGGCATTGGCACGATGGTATATCATACGGTCATTTAAATCAATATAATTGTAGTATACTAACTGACAGTTATCTTGAAAGAGAAAGACCTAAAATAGTAACTATAGAATTAAGTAAGAATGATAATTGATAAACCGTATTATGAAGACAATACGAGAATATCAAATTCTGCTATTGGTTGGTTCTTGAAGAAAGGACCACGTTTCTATCGAGATATGATAGATGGAAAGGAAGAAGGATTAAAACTTCCTCAGCTCGAAAGGGGTACTATGATTCATGAATATATACTTCAACCAGAGGATTTCTGGAATGATTATATAATTCTTGATTATGAAGTGCCTAAAGTAAAACAACAAAAAGATTTCTGTGAGACTTATGCTAATTCATTAGAACTCATAGAAGACGATAAAAAGATTGCTGCATACAAATCTGCATACAGTAATTCAAAAAGCTCTGAAATCGTCTTAAAAGAAGCTACAGAGCTATGTAATCGTTATGCTGATTATATTAAAGCATTACAAAGTAAAAAAGATAATCGTAAAGTAATATCTTTTGCTGATTTAAATATGCTTAAAAATATTAAGAATAATATTGATAATCATAAGAAGGCAAAAGAGTTATTAGAAGATATTCCTGGAGTAGAATCTCATAATGAGTTTCATATTAACTGGGAATTACCCGTTGATGATTGGATTGCGCCTTGTAAGTCTTTACTTGATAGATGTATATTCGATCATATAAATAAGAAGATTACTTTAATCGACTTAAAAACAACTAGTGATGTCTATAATTTTAAACATTCTGTAGAAGAGTTTGATTATTATAGACAGATAACTTATTACTTGCTTGCAATTAGTTGGTACATGAAAGATCAAGGAATTGATATTTCAGATTATGATTGTGAAGCATATATTATTGCTATTCAAACAAATAGTAGTAATGAAGTGAGAGTATTTAATATGTTTAACGAATTAGAGTTAGATAGTCGTAAAGACCTTATTATCAGAACTTTAACAGAATTATCATATCATTATCAGACAGGTAATTGGGACCATACTCGTAAATATTACGAAAATGATGGAATTGAAGAACTTAGAACCTAAGACATTAAATGATTTTTTAATTGCAATAGCTATGGATTCATGCGAAGAAGTATTTGAAGTAGATGAAAACATAGTTTGCAATGAAGAAGTTGAACTTTAATAAATACAACAAAGGGTTGCGTTATTATGCAGCCCTATTTAAAATAAATCCAATAGTATTTACTTCAGATTTATTTATAGACATTACTATAGATAAAGAGTTTTTAATACTTCAATATAAAACATATCCTAAGTATTATATAGTAAGAAGAATTCAGGAGAATGAATTTTTCTATAATGATATAATAAAAGATGATATAGTTTGCTATAGATTTAGGTTAAAAACTAATGACCAAAAAGCTGATTTCAGTATAATGCAAACTAATGGTACACAATTTTGTACTAAAGAATTTATATTAAGTATGGCAATACTTTGGAAAGATTATTTAGATAGTTCATTTTATGATACTATATTTTAAGAATTACTCTACACAAAAAAGGCAGGCTTTGTGAAAAGCTTGCCTTTAATTTTTTAATCACCAGTAATCTAAGTATCATAATATCTACGCTTACTTGGAATATCATTTAATTCAATTAGATTTTTGAATGGAGTTATTTTCCATATATTTCTTTCTAATTGAGTTTTTCCTCTATAAGCACCTCTAGTTATCATTTTACCCTATTTACTTTTTTCTCCTCTTATATTTGATAATATCAAATCGTAAGGATAAGAAATTACAGACCCAACGTTATCCAATAATGAGTATAGCGGGGTAGGTGTTTTAATAGTGCTATATATATCTACTAGGTTATACGGAGCAGTAGTTTCAAAAGCAGTTCTAGCCATTACATAAGCAAATAAGTTAAGAAGTATATTCCTCTTATCCTTATCTGCCTCTTCTTTTAGAATATTCCTTATTAAAGGATATAAACACATGCACAATGCTGCTTCTATCTTCAACTTCTTAATGTTAGTTCTATCTAACTCACTTGAAAAACCTTTATTAAGAAAAGTCTATTTTAAAACAGTAGTAATAAGGTCTGCTCCTGATTTGTCTTTCCAAGTTTGAGCAAATACTCTAAGTGGAGTTTTAAGTATAGCTTCTACTTCTCTTTGAGTTTGATAATCCCATTGTCTATCCATAGTAAAACTCTATTGAAGAATAATAGGGATATATTGTCTATGCATCATACACATTGCACCAAATACATTAGCGCTCATCTAGGCTTTCTGTAAAGGACTTAATTGACCATCTGCAGAACCGGCTAACTATCTGGCAGCATTACCGATAGTAAACTTAACTTTATCTACAGCTTGTTGATATTCTGGAGAAATAGCAACTATTTTGCCAGCACTAAACTTAGTTAAAGCTTTAAATGATTTAGCTTTCTTCCATCTCTACTAGGTTTCATCTGTTCTACCATATTTATTATAAAACATTTCGTGATGCATGAATTGTCCATCAATGTATTTATAATCGTACATTACACTATTTAGTATTTGACCTTTTATAAAATAATCAGATACTGAGTATAATCCAAAAGCCCACTACTTCTAAATGACATTTATAAATTTAGGTCTATTAGTATTAGTAAACAAACTATTCATAGTAGAACCAACCTCAAAGTAATCCATGTAAGCCATCTATTCGCTCTTATATGTTCTACTACCAACGCTTAAACCATGTTTAAATAAATCAAACACTACATCTTTAAATGCGCTTACTGCATTACCAAAAGTATAATATCTACCAGTTAAAGAATTAACAAGATGAGCATGAGCAGCAGTAAAGAAACCAGTAAATGCACAAGCGAAGTTTAAACCAAGATTTCGTAATGTACCATAACCAGTAATAGTCTTTAATAGCTTGGTTATACTTATCTCTCTGTCTTTAATAGATATAGATAAAGCATTAGTCTTAACATCATATAGATTCATGTTAATAAACTTTTCTGCAAACTTATATATATTAGTATCAGTTCCAAGTTTAGGTTCTTGTTTACCGGTAAATACTCTCTTAATTGAACCTATAGTACTAGTACCAGTATACTTTCTCTATGATAAAAATGACTTTATATTTTCTACTTTACCTTTCACTTCATTCTTCTGTTTAAAGTTTTCTGCCATTTTAAAATACTGAATAACAGAACCTACCATATCTGCTGATATAATAGCTGGATCGTATAGCTGTTTAGTAAAGTATTGAGGAATAAGAGCTAAAGAAGTACCATCAGGAGACGTTAAAACCTTTTTATTTATACCAACGTCATCATTCTTTACAGCAGCAGCATCTAATAAATAGTTACCTACAGCAGCAAATGGATTAAATCCTGATGCTTTAAGATGTTTATACAAACTACCTGATATTTGAGGTAATCTATACTTGTTTAAATACTCTAGATTATTTAATTTACTATTAGATTCCTCCATTGTGTCTATTAAAGCTTTTCTAAGCTCAGATAATGCTTTATTAGACATTACTTTATTATATGCTTTGCTATTATCATATATTGATCTCTTAGGCTGATAATACTCGTCATTATCCTATTTGTAGTTCTTATTAACAAACGGAGACTCTGAAGATAATTCAGACAAATTAGAAGAAGGAATAACCTGTATATACTTACTATCTTTAGGAGCAATCTTTGTATACCAAGATTTAGGAGCAGTTCCAGTAGATGTGTTATAAGTATTCGTTAAATAGAATACCTCTGAACTACCAGGAACTTCTTGGTCTTTTGCCAGTGCTGCTGCTTCATCTCTCTTATAAGCTTCAGTAGCTACTACTCTAGCTATCTTACTAAACTCAGTCTTTGATCTCTTTTTTTTAGATGACTTTCTTATATTATTCATCTTAATCTCTAACTAATCTAGCAATCTCTTAGTAGAATTAGGCATTAGTTTAGGGTTTACTTCACCAGTGTGGTTATCTCTAAACATATTTAAGATAGCTCTCTTCTATCTATTATATTCAGCATATGCTTCGCCATAATCAGCTCTATCTAAGTTAGCTAATTGTTCGTAAAACTCTTCAGTATATACTACTCTAGTATTACGATCCATCCATTTTTTAAATTCATGCTTACTTAGACTGTTTCTTTTTTCTTCAATCAAATCTTGGAATTTCTATTGATTATAATTCTTGTTAAGATTCTTAGATAGTTTGTTATTTAGTTCAGTAAGCTCATCGGCTATTCTTCTTTCTACAGAACCTTCTGGCTTTTCATTACCGTATATATCGTAAATACTAGCTAATTCCTTTTTATCTAATTCATACTGTTGTAGAGTATTCCATTCCTCATCCGTCATGGATTCATAATGAATTACTCCATTATTATCTCTATACTTATTAGATAAAGTTCTTATCTTAGACATTATCATCTCTCTTGCTGAAGCAGCTTCAGGGCTAAGAGAATTCATTAAATCATAGAATTCATTAGTATATTTACGTTCACAGTGCTCTGATAACCATTTATTAAGTCTTTTATTGTATTCTGTTCTAGTGGCTATATTTTCAGGTAATTGAAGAGTCTGATGGTCTACACCGAATTCTTTCTATAACTATTCTTTAAACTATTTTAAATCTTTATAGAATCTACCATAGTTCAAATCTCTAATTATATAACCTGTAGTATTACCATTCTCATCTACTTCAAATAATAACTTCTAATTTCTATTTCCTGCTACCTTTAATAGTTTATTTAGTTCATTAGCTTTTTGGAACACTACTTCATTTATACTATTTTCAGTATTCTATAGTATATTAAACAAACTCTTAATAGCTTCATCATTGATTCTATCTCCAGAACCTAATACTCTAGTAATGTAACCAATATCAAAATCTGTTTTTCTAGTATTTTCAGATATATAGTTATATATAGTAGGACTATTTACCTTTATACCTTCCTTTAACATGATTCTCTAAGCATTAACTACTTGCATACGCTTAACCGCATCATAGCTCTAATCTAAAATACTCTTACATAATTGTAGTTCTGTCATTAATTTATTATAATTTGCTTCTCCTACAATCTATTTATAAGTATTCATATTTACTAAAGAATTATATATATCTTTAGCCTATTCACAGTAAAAAGCAAAATAGTTCTTATTTAATGCTACGAGTTCTTCGTCTGTTAGAGCATCAGTCTAACCTTTATAAGCTTCTACTACTCTGTTACCTACATCTCTAACATCTAATTTTAAATCTGTAATAAAAGAAGCTATAACATCAAAATCGCTTATAGCAGCATTCTATAGATTAGCAATTTGATACTTAATGTTCTCTATTACTTCCGTTCTTTTAGATATATCAGTAATATCTATACTACGTAATCTAGATTGTAAACCAGATAGTAAGTTCTATCTTATATCAGATAATCTCTTATCTAACTCTTCTTTAGTATCAAAGTTATACTTCTCTGCTTCATGTATGTTTGTTTCAAGCTGTTTAACTTTATTGTTTAATGACTTTTCAAATCTAACGTTAGCAGATTCATTATTATCTTCTAAATTGAAAGATAATAATTTCATTAATATATCTCTAGTACTTTCTGTATTTTTTACATGCTATTTTCCGGTAAGTAAATCAATGATTGCAGACCATACTTCCCTTATCTTACTTATCACTTCTTCAAATAATCCTTTCTATCTAGCATCATCTATTATATTATTTACAAATTCTTCATTAGTAAGAAATTCAGCTATAAATTCATGTTCATCTTTTAAACCATATAATGCGCCAGTCCACTTACCTTTTTCATCGTGTGTTTCCTAGTATAGTTTTCTATTGAATTCTAATAAGTCTTTTACTTTATTATATACTTTGATTTCTAAATCAGTACCTACACCATTTTTAACATTTTCAAAAGATCTTGAAGTAAATGCATGAACCATTTCATGTACAATACTTTTTGCATTGTACTCCATATCTGTTTGTTCAAAAAGTTCTTTATTAACCCATATAGTGTGAGTACCATCGCTATACCACATATAATCTCCATCAGCTAACTGATCTTTTTCTTCTGTGATACCAATATATATATCAGTATCAGAGAATAAATCAAGTATCTAGTATGCTATAGAATCTTTTGGTATATACTGTTTTAAGCGTTCAACTACTTGTCCTGATGTAGTACTCATATGAGGAGAACCATCTGACCAAGTACCGGTAATATCACCTATATTTGAAAAGAATGTAGCAGATGCGTTAGTTTCGTTTCTGTGTATATTATTATCCTAAGTAAAAAAAGTACCTTGGTTATCTACTGATTTTATTTGATTTGAATTAATGGCTACAAACTCTTTTGAAGTATCGGATTGATTTGTTCTTTCAATTAAAATTCCGTCGTTTTCTTGAGGGATAATTTTAGTACTAATAAAATCTCCATCTTCATCATAATATCCTTCTTCCTTAGACCATTGTCGGAACTCATGCAATGTCTAAAAGTCAATAGGATTTTTTATATTTAAAAATACACTGTAAGAAGTAGGAGTACCATTTTTTCTTCTAAATGTGACAGCATTAGCGAATCCGTTTGCTTTTTGTTTATCGTCTGTAAAAAAATTTCCTAATGTAGCAGTACCAGTACCTTTCAATGTATTTCCAGTTTGTTGACTTCTGTCAAATATATTTATGTTATCTTCATTAGTACCATGATATACAATCAGCGGCTCTCCATTTTCATCTACTATCTTTGACGAACCTTCAACGTTGTTTATCCAATCACCAAACCAATTTTTAAATTCATCTGTAAACACTTTTACTTTAGCCTTAATAGCTTGTTCACGATTGCCATTATAATGGCCCAAAAGGTCTGAAAACAGCTTAGAAGGCTCCCCATTGGGAGCCTGATCTATAGCATAGCCGTTATTTTCAGACACTACGTAATATGCAGCGTCTTTACTACCTAATACTGTAGTAAGTTCATCTACTGCTGCCTTTACTTCTTTATTATCTAAAATTAAACACTGCATAATTATTCACATTCTTTTTTACGTTTCTTACCCATTTCAGCGAGATAAGTCATATCTACCACATCTTCAGTAACATCCATGTTGAAAGCTTCATTTGCAATAGAAGAAGTATCTACATTAGCAAAAGGATCTTCTGTTTCTTGTGAGAATTGTTCTTGCATATCAGAGAATATATCTAACTATTCATTTATGATGTCCATAGCTTCAGATCCATCAAATGATTCTTCTAAACTAACATTGACAAAGTCTGATACATCTGTTTCATCATATACTACATTATCTTCAGATAACGGATCTATATTAAAGGTAGTATCTACTACTTGCGTATCAGATACATCACCTTCTATTTGCTTCTATGTTCCGTTTATTTTTACCTAAATATTATCTGAACTAAGAGGTATAAACTGTTTAGTAAATCTACTTTCATCCTTTAATTTAGGTAATTTAACTCTAGACATTGCAGTTTCTGCTATAACACTATCATCAGTTAATACATTTTCATCAAACGCATTCTAATCAAAAGCTGATATATCCAAACCACCTTTTGCAAATTCATTAACTCTAAATCCATTTTCTTTAATACCTAATTTAGGTATTCTCTTATAGATTAGTTTAGCTCCTCTTTTACTCTTCTTACCTTCATCATTTACATAAGCTATTTCGCCAATTAATTGATATAATTGAATTGAAGTATTATATCCAGAACCATTATTTACAGTTATGAATTCCGCTCTTCTAGTTCTATAGAGAGGAACAGCAAAACTGTCATACATAGTAATAGCTTTACCTCCAATGTTACTTCTAGATTTAGACAATACAATATCATAATCACTACTCTTAGAACGGTCTTCCTATTGTTGTTGGAAAGGATCGTTGCTATTAGGCTTAAGATTGATATTATATTTAGGAACTATATTAGGATCATCCCACATATTTCTAGCTATTGTTAATCTAATAGAAGGAAAACTCATAGATTGAGGATCATCCCCAGTTTGAGCTATAGAACTATATCCAGATATATCTCCTCCATTTTTAAATTGGTCTAATACTTCTTTAATATTAGATACATAACCATTATCAATCTTATATTGAATAGGAACTAAATGGAAGAACGCATTTACTCCTCTTTCATCATAAGAAGTATAATATGCATATTTAACCAAATCTTCTGCAAATTCTCTAACTATATCATCGGTATCTTCAAGTAATTGAGCGAAAGCAGATATTAACTGATTCTCTCTATCATAGTCATTGTTCATTGATGATTCAGATAGAATAATTCTGTCTACATTCTACCCTTCTAAGCCATCTGCTGGATATTCCTATAAATAATTTAATAATTCATTCTTTATAGTACCATCTTGATTAATAAGATGTGGGAAAGCATCTTTATTAAGTAACAGATATCTTTTAAGTTTAGTTAATCTAGAACACATAGTATTCTTACCTACAAACATACCTCTAAATTGATCATCCGTCATTTTAAGGAAATCAGTATTAGAAGTAGCTCTAGCTCTAATTATACTATCGATCATTCTATTTATATTCTGAACAAACTTCTTATCACCCTAGTGTTTATAGGATATTAAATCATTGCCGTCTGTACCTTTGATGATATCTCCTCCTACAATATTACTCATTACTGAATTAAATATATTCTAGTAAGTCCAAGTTGCAGGGAATGTTTGACTCTTAAGAATCTTTCTAGCTATAGTAGTAGCATTATATAACTTCTTACTTAAGAATGTATTACTAAAGTAATACTTTAAAGCATCATCTACTTCCTTACCTTTTATTTCAAATACTCCAGAATTATCATATATGAACGTTTGATATGAATTCACAAAGTTTAACTATAGTGCAAGATTGTTACCAAACTTCTTAGTATCAATCTGAGATCTATGTACTAATTCACTAAGTGTTTTAGCATCCATACTTAATTCTTTATAAGCATGTAATACAATAATCTATTGATATAAGAATGGCAAATTGTCCTATTTTCTATTCTTTAAAGCGTATATAAGACTAGATTCATCAAATACCTGTGTCTTATCTATTACTTCACTCTTTATTCCAGGATATGCAGAGTACCCAATTTCTTCAGCTAAGCCATTATATTTAGCTTTCCAATTTTGTTTACTTTCACCTTCTGGCATAGCGTCTATAGCTTCCTTAAGCAACCTACCATATACATTGTATAATCCGGTTATTATCTAGTTTTCCTATATATTCTCAGCTCCATATACTCCCTTACTATTGATAACTCTATTGGATAACTCTTTTAATATAGGTTGAGCTAAGAAATAGAAAGTATTCTTACCTTTACCACCTCTAAGTAATAGGTTAGTCATATTATAAGTAACCTAATTAACATTTAAAGCAATAATGTAAGGATCTTTAGCAACGTCTACGTGAGCATTAATCATAGCAGATAACCAGTCAAGAATTCTAAATCCATCTTGACCTTTAATAGCATCTAAATCTCCTAACTGATATACGTTACTATGACTATATATCATGTTAAGATGCATTAACTATGTTAATACATGGTTAGTAGAGTTAAGAGCAAAAGGAGCAATACCTGCTTTACCACTAGTATACTCCTCTTTTCTAGATTCCTAGAACGAAGGCAACAATTCATAGAAAGGATCTGCTTCTTGTTTACTAGAACTTGATATTAACGGTAGTACATCATCTTGTAGCATACCAGTAAGAGTATCAATAGACGCTCTAGTCTCAGCCATATTCTTAGTGTCAGATACTACTAATTGATAATTCTGTATTATCATATTCTGCAACGCTTCAGGGCTTTGCTCGCTTACTTTGTCACTAGTATATTGAACTATATTTCCATCTATATCGTAATTCAGCATAGCAATATACAATTTATCAACGTCGAAGTCAGAACCAGTCATAGCTGTAAATTCATCAGGAACTACAATAGTATCACTAAATCTATCAGGGAGTACATCTACTACTTTAAATGAGAAAGTAGAAGACAAACCCTGAGTAGGGATACGATAACCAATACCTTGTGGAGTGGAATTAGCACCAATTACATTATGATCAATTAACCATTTCTTCATAGCTCCATAAGAAGTCTGATATTCTTTTGGTACTATGTGTCTAAAGAAGTTAGTACTCAAGATAACATCCATACTTCCGTCTTTATTCAAGAATCTAAGTTTATTACCGCCATTAAATGCACCATTTAACTATGATTCTTTCATTCTAGCATCAGTTGCTTTTAAACCAAATGAAGACATCTGAATAGCAGAACCACCAGGAGTATTAATATCTACTACTTCTTTATTTATAAATGATATAATTCTACTTTCAATCCATTGTCTACTACTCTGAGCTGCTAATGGAACAAGTATATTTCCGTCCTAATCAAGAGTAAGCCCTTTAACAAACTCATCAGACATACCAGAGCTAACTGCCTAACTAACCAAATAGTCTGATAAAGCCTTATTATTCAGTTTACCTTTACGGAAGAATCTCTTAATTATTCTCTTATAACCTATATCAGATAACTGATTAATGGCGTCCATTGTTTGAGTCTTAATCTGTTGACCAGTCTTAGTAGTGGCTTTATTAGTACCGTACACTCGATCGTCTATAAGATTACCCAAACATATTTTAACAGCCTAAGTACCAAATGAACGGTCAATATGTTCGTGTGGATCTGTGTTCAACTGTAAACGTAAATTACGAATATCTTGAACAAATACAGGTAAATCTCCTTCTTTCTTAGTAAGATTGAAGGATTTTTTATTCAAACCTTCAACATTAAAGTGTTCGTTTTTAGGACCTTCGTAAGCTTCAAATTTAGTTCTACCGCCAACCTTAACCGCAGATTCAAAAGTAACCATATCGATTACTCCTAATTCCTCATTATTCATACGGTCATATAAAACCTTATTATCAGCCTTAGCTATTACTTTGAATAATGGGAACATAGCCATCTTATCGAATACAGGAACATTCAGATTTATATCGTTCTCTCTATGGTCTCCAAAATATACCATCTTTAAAGGTTTAACTACAAGAGCTAAAGTCTTCTGATATAATTCCGGATTATTCATCCATGACTCGTCTTCTCCTTCCATTATTTGATAAGCTTCTTCGATAGCATCACTCCATTGTCCTAACGCTTTCATAATACGTCTATACATAGCAGGACGAATATATACAGCAGCATCAGATTGATTAATATTACCACCTTTGATATCTCCTTTATCGTCTCTTCTGAAATCGTACGGTCTAGCACTAGCATTAGTATAGCTATCTACAAACTCTTTCTAATTTTTAGTAAGAGAATTATAGAAGGCATCTTCTTTCTGTTTAGTAGATAAAGCCTCTATAATTTCATTGTCGCTTAAATTAGGATGAGCTTCGCTGTATAAATCACGTAGAATAGAGTTTCTGAATATACTTTTTAATTCGTCATAATAATCAGAACCAAGCATATTATCAGCAAGATGCATTACTGTTACTTTAGCATCATTCTCAGCCGGATTATCCCAGATAGTTCTAAGATTAGTACCAGTAGATAATACAGAAGACAAACGTTTAATCTTATCAACATCTTTACCAGTTATAACATCAATAGAATCTCCTTGTTCGGTCTTAAATTTAGACTTCTTCCACTTATAATAAGCAGGATCTCCTGTAAAACACTTCTCTACTTCCATGATAGAAATAGCCTAATTAGCTACATGAGAACCAATTACAGAGAATAATATATCTTGATTCTTAAGACCAGATTCTTCAGATGTATACATTGAACTATCTAGTTCTGATTTATAGTAATCGAATATATTACTAGGTATTAACTTATTAACGTATTCGCCATTTGAATACCCAAGTATACCTCTCTTTACAAGAGCTCGCATTTCTCTTTGAGTAGCATGCAGTAACAAATGATTTATTGCAGAGAATATAGGAGCAGAAGGTTCTATAACTTCCTTAGAATTAGGTTTAGATGTACCTAACAACAATACTTTTAAATCTGTTAAATACTTCTGAACCTCTTCTGTAGTACCATATTGTTCTAATCTTGCTAATTCTTGATTGACATTTAAAACATCTTCACCAAGTCTCAGTCTAGTAAAGTATCTGAATCTACCTCCATTTCCAGTATGATCCATCTTACCATTTTTAATCTTACCGTGGTAATTGTCTACTCTTAAAGTAGGATGTTGCGCGATATAGTCTTTTTTCTAGAAATAATCCCATACAGCATTAAACTCATCTAACCAGTAATTAGCGAATATATTAAGAGTACCTTGACTAAATCTTCTTTCTCCTACATAAGTAGAATTTTCAGCTGTTAAATCTTCTCCAATAATAGCTGCATAATTAGCGTCTCCTATATCGATATATTTACTAGTAAGAATATCTTTTACCATTTTGATACCTGATATGCTATACCAAGTCTTTTTGTCAGACATAGTAGGTAATATCATTCTATCGTTAAAAGTAAGAGTAAGCTTAGCAATATAATCCTCAACAGGAGTAATGCCGAAATAATCTCTACTAGATTCATCTATATTCAGTGCTAAGAAAGTATGCAATTTAAATTTGGTATTCTTAGCATTAGCTATCAGACTGTGTGCAGAGAATGGAGTACTTAATATCTATTGTTTCTTACCATTAGCATCTTGATTAATATTACGTATTTGATCTGTCATGTAGTTATTCTCACTAATAGGATAAATCAGTGCACCATCTGCTCCAACAACACTAAATTCTTGAGGAGAAGGATGTACTTTACCATAAGATATTGCCATCACAGCTATCTAGCTATTAGAATTTCTACCAAATGTAAACATTCTATCTAAAGTTCTAGAGTATCCACCACCTGATGTAGATTTTACACCTATATCTTTAGTTTCAGCTAATTTAATCAAAGTAGCTAAAGTACCTTCATTAAATCTCTCTGTTTTACCAGCTCCAGTGCCTTTCCAGAAATTATATAATTTATCAAATTCAGTAGTTCCAATATAGAAGTTATTAAGCATATAATCTAATGCTAAGTTATCCATAGGAATAGATAAAGCATTAAATACATCCAATAAAGTGTCCTTTATTTCCTATATCTTAGTATCATCTACTGGTTTACCTTTCTTTATTCTATCACTTACTATTTTAAAAGTAGAACTTAATTTACCTCTTCTGTCTTTTAAGAATTTAGCAAACTCTGGTTTAATGAAGGGTCTACCACTATCTGTTCTGTCTATAGCATCAGATGCGAAGAACATACCTGACCATCTAGCAGGAAGTCTACCTACTTTACGTAAATTATCACTATCTTCTACAACCCAATTAAATTTACTTAAGCTAGATTGTATTTCACTAGCTATTTCATCTTCAGACTTACCTCTTGTATTTACTTTAGGATGTTTAGTAGTAATAGTGTCTAACTGTACTTTAGAACTCTTTATAGTTATCTCTAACTAAGTTTTAGTATTGTCAGATATAGGTGCTTCTTCCGAAGTAAGAATATCATATAAAGATTTAAAGAAAGGAATAGTATTACCTAAATTAGCACTTCTATCTATTATATCCTGATACTTATCTATATCCCATAAGTTCTCCATAATCTGATTCCATACAAAATTGAAATCTTCAGTTACAGGAAGTTGGAACATATCATCATGTACAGGAAATAATTCTTTAGTAATAGCGCCGGTTTCTTCATCTTCAACAAATTGGTATTCATACTTAGGTATAGAGTAGAAGAACAGTTTAGCTCTAAAGCTAACGTTATCTTTCTTACTTACTTCACCTTGATTCTTATCCCAATTGTTTTCAGATTGCTCACCAGTCTCTACTTTTAATCTAGACTCTTCCTCATTATCTACTTTTTCTACTTCTCTAATTCCTAATTGTTCTATCTTCTTACGAACATATCTAGTAAATATATCTTTGTTATTTACTATATCCTGAGCAATATCTACATATTCGTCAGATATCCAACCAAAGTCTATATTCTACTGTAATCTGTCAAATAACAAAGAAGTATTAAGATTATGAACATCCTCTATAGTTCTAATATTAAATATAGATAATGCCCCACTAGTAAGAGAATTAATAGCATGATAGAATACATCTGGATCAGTTATATGAGGTAATTTAGCTTCTTCCTCTTTTGATAAACCTGGTATATAGTAAGACAAACCCTCTGGTTTACGGCTATAGAAATCTTCTAATGCTTGCTTAGAGGCTTTATAATCCTTAAACTAACCATCGTTTATACTCTTGAAAAAAGCTCTGATTATATTTCTGTGAGAATTCCAGAAGTACAAGGTATTATATATCTTCTTAAAGATTCTAATGACATTATATAATAAACCTTTACCGTTTTGATCCTTAGCGTAATTACGGAATTCTTCAGCAAGCGCTTCCTCTGCTTCATCTTGAGTAAGATTTCTAGCACTTCTTTTAGATTTAGAATATTCTTGATATAACTTAGTTCTCTATTGTTCACTCAATAGCATTTGAGTTACATAGTGGAATGCTTCGTGATATTCTACACCTGCACCAGATTGTCTAGATAAAGATATACGAGGTATTAATTCGTTAGAAAGTGCATCCATTACTACACTGAACAAACCGTACGCCTCTTCATTAGCTCCAAACTTAATCATTTGGTCTGTTACTAATATCTGATCGCTATCTATATCTAATTTATCAAATAACCATTTCTTAGCAGAATCTTCATTAAACTTACCTCTACCTTTAATAGTTGATTTAAGACCACCTAAGAACTTAATTGGAGTAAGAGTAACTTCTCTTTTACCAGTCTTAGGATTGAGAACAATACCCCATTTAAGGTATTGACTTTCTTTCATTCCATTATCTGGTATACTTAATCCATATTTCTCAAGATTCTCAGGAGTAGCTCTTTCTGCAATTACAACTTTCTTACCACTAGCTGTCTTAGCTTGAGAAGGTTTGCTTACATCTTCTATTACTTTATCTTGAGTATTAACAGTAGGTTTAGGTTTATCTTGTTGTTTCTATAATTCTTCTCTATTTATTGTAGCATCATCTGCATATATAAATGGAGCATAAAATGCATGTTCACCTAAATCTGTCTTTAATATTCCATTATTAATGGCCCATGTAATTACTAGAGGAGAATCAGACACCTTTACAGCCTTACCGTCTTTAAAAGTATAACCTATTTCTTTTAAAGAAAATGTTAAGTCTTTAGAGAATATAGGTATTCTACTGTTTTCGTCTTTTACTAGATTAGGAGAACTATTAGCTATAGATACCAATAAGTCTATAAATTCTTGAGGGAATTCAGACATTAATACGTCCTTATCAGTATTCCAGTGTATATTCTATGAAATCTAGAATACTATTCTCCTCTTTTCAAAATCTGTTAAAGTAGCTAAATTAGTAAATTGCGTACTGAATCTCTTTTCAGTTCTAGGACCATCTTGAGTATATACAGTAGCATCTTCACTATAATACCCGTTAACAAAGAATCTATTGCCTTTATCATCAGTATATATACCTAATTGCTTTCTTACTAAGAAATTATATTTAATTCTTTCTACTCCTTCTAAACCATTAGTAAATGTATTGGAACCGCTATTAGCTAACAGAGACAATAAGAAAGAATCAATTATCTTAGCATTAGAACCTCTTACTGATGTTTGACCAGTAATAATATTAAATATTAACTCAGCAGTAGAAGGAGCGACAGGCTTTCCTTGCTCATCTACATTTTGAGTGCCGTCTGCATTGAAGGCTAATTTAACCTGCTCTGGATTGTTTACTCCAGATATTCTATGCAATTCCTCAGATAACATAATAGGCAATGTAGCAGTACCAGAAGGAGTATTCTCAGGTTTAGGTATAAAGTATATTTTACCAGCATAACCTATACCTTGTGTTTCAGTCTTATCTCTAGTAAACATATCATCTATAGAGAAAGGATCAACACCAAATGGGCCCGTACCATATCCAAACTGGATATCTCCACTAGTTATTTGTTCAGACATAGCAATAGCATCTTCTGTTATACCAAAATCACTTACTTCAGTTAGCTTTCTAAACTTTGGTAATCCTGCCTCATCTACTTGATTATCAAGCTGACCGTTACTTATTCTTATTCCTACAGGTTTAACATGCTTCCTAGCAGTTAATGGTAATGTTTTAGTAGTAGAATATTCTGGAGCGTAAGCCTTAATTATCTTAGCTCTCAATTCTCTTAACTTCTATATCTACTCATCTATTTCACCCTAAGTCATTTCCGTATCTCTCATACGGTCATACAGACTCTAATTGATTGCTCTAACAGATGCATTATACAGTTTACCATCCTTCTCTATCATCACGTGAATAGCTAAATTATCTATAGCACTATCAAATGACATGTCATGTTTAAAGGATGTAACTACAAAGTATATATCATCAGCTGTTGATAACCATCCCGGAATAGCTAAATTATCAGCTAATTCTCTACCTGGTCTTCTATCAACTTTACCACCATCTTTACCTACAAACTTTACAGATTTACCAGCTACAGTAATAGGCATAACTTCATCTGTATTAGGCTGGAAGAAGAAAGTATTAGCTATATGTAATCTTCTGAATTTCTTTCTAGCAGCTACCCAACCATTAGTAGACCTATTATAATATGAAGAAGGGCCCTACAATCTGGAATCAAAATCGTATGATTCTTCAAATGCAGATTGTTCTAATATATCTTGGTCATTTACAGGTATTCCGTTTTCAGGATTACCATCAGGCATGTACACTAGCTAATCGTTCTAAGCATCATAAAAAATTTCATCAGATTTTGGAGTGTCTTCTACTTCTGTAATATTTACCGGATTCTCTACTTGAGGAGCAATATCTGAAGCTGCAGGAGTATCTTCTACTTCTGTTACTGTAGGCTATTCTGCAGATCCTTCTTCCTCGTCCTGTAGTGATTCCTCAGCAGGAGCAAATTGAGCATCGTCTATTTCCTCCTGTTGTCCCTAAGACTCTTCAGCAGTAGAATCATCTGTTTGCTATTCTTCTGCCTCTTCAGCAATATCTGTAGGTTCTACTGATGTAACTTCTTCAGCTGGATTCTGCATCTATACTTCATCTTCTATATCTTGATTAGTATTAGTAACACCATCCATTTCCACATCAGCTTCCACCTCATCTACACTTACTCTATCTTGTAAAGGAGAGCCTTCTATAGCTTCCTCTAACATATTTAGTTGATCTTCTAGACTACTTATTTCCTATTCAGCTATCTATACATCTGGTATAGTAACCTCCTCTACTTCATCCATGGGAGCAACCTCTGGAGCTTTTGTTTCAGTATTGGGAGTTCCTTGTTCTATATCTGCTGAATTACCAGTATCTTCAGCTATCTCCTCTCTACTTACTTGCTCTTGATCTTTTTTACGCTGTAAATCTTTCTGAATAACAGACATAGCTCTTTTACGCTGTACTAAATCCTAGTCAGCAAGTTTATCATCTTTATTCCATTCTTCATTTACAGAGTTATCATAATCCTATATAATCTAATCAGAAGTTCTAGTCTTACCGTTTATCTTGTCTGCCTACATCTCATTAGTAAGTATTTGCTTCTGCTGTTCTTCGGTAAGATTATTATAAGTAGGTTTATACAATCTAGTATCACCTACATATTTTCCAGTAGTATATGCTAAAGCATGAGCGAATAAATCAGCTCTTGCCCCATCATTAACATACTTACTTATGGTAGCTACAGATAATTGATCTGCAAAAGGAACAGATAATCCAAGATCCATTACCTGTTCTCCTACTTCTTCTCCTAAGAATCGCTGTATAACTGGTTTACGTTCTTCTATTTGAGATTCTACATACTTTATAATACCAGATATACCATCTACATTTACATCTAAATTCTTATCCTCTTTTAGTCTTTGTAAATCCTGTTTTCTTGAATTAAGTTCATCTCTAAGAGTAAGTAAGTCATTGTAATCTTGAACAGCAACCATTCTGCCCATGAATTCATTAGCATACTCTTCTTCAGACAGTACATTTCTTTCACCCAGTAATTGGTCTACGTATTCGGATAATTCCTTTTTACTTCTAGAAGTAATATCAGATGCAGGTAAATCATTAACTATCTGTCTTCTTCTATCACTACGTTTTTTATCATAGCGAGCTAAATAATCAGAATAATGCTGCTTTATTTCTTCTTTTAAATCAGCATCTTCTCTTATTTTCTGAATAACACTTTCTATTTCTCTAGTAGAAGCTTCAGATGCTTCACTAGCATCCTTTAACCTATCTTGAATATATACAGCATTTTTTACTACAGATATAAAGTCGTCATTGTTTATCCCTAGTTCATCAGTTATATTACGTAAAGACTTATTATTAGATAATCTTTCTATGTTATTTACTAATCTTATGTCTTCATCAATCATTTCATTAGTAACACCTTCAGGTTTAAATTTATCCTTAAGAGTTTCTAAATTATTGATTATTCTAGAATAACCTTTTCTTCCATCAGAACTAGCGGCATTCATGAACTGCTCTACCTTATTCTGCTTTTCAGCATTACCATATCCGTCAGCAATATAACCTCTCAGATTACTATCTGTAAGGTATTGAGCAGTAGCACTATATACATCCGGTGAACTAAATACTCCAGACATAAATAATCCAGTAAATCCACCTATATCCATAGATTTACGTAAATCAGCATCACCATTTAGATTCTCATCAGGGTGAATACCATAGTATGCCATATGAGCTTCTCCTGCTAATTTTAATGCATTAGCAGCTCCCTACAATAGACTATAATCTTCAGCATTATCATACTTACCAGTTCTATAGTAATTACTTACTACTCCCTGTTGGCCTTCTTCAGTCTTTTCCAGGAAGTAAAAAACACCTAGTTTCTTACCAATATTGGTAAGATTACTTATAGCATTGTATGCTCTAGTTTTACCTCCAGGAGTTTTCCACGCTTTATCTACAGCTCTAGCAATAGTACGATCTATAATACCATCAGCTGCTACATATAAATTATCTTTACGTAATCTGTCAGTTACAGCAGTCTCTAATCTAGATGTTATACCACGATTGCCTACAGCTCTTTTAGCAGCTTTCTGTAAACCAAAGTAGTTCTTCATATATGAACCACCAAACATAAACATACCTTGAGCTAAGTCAGATAACATTAAAGCTTGATTAGTCTATCTAACTACATCTAGACCTTTTTGAGAATCATTTACTAGCTAATTAAAATTAGCGTCGGGAGTAATTATATTCTGTGATAAAGCGTTTTCTAATACTTCATAATCTGTCATTTCAGAAGTATCAAATCCTCTGGCTTTTAGCTACTCATCGGCAGATTGTATTACACTAGGCAAATTAATTCTCATCTAATCTGCGCCTTCTAATACTCTATACTTAAATGAATCAAATACTTCAGCTTGAGTTTCTGAATTACGAGTATAATTAATAATCGCAGCTTGTATGGCTAATTCTGCTGCGCCTATTAACAAAGGAGCGGTACCACCAGAACCTGCTGCCATAGCAGCTTTAGATGCCCATTTAGCGGCCATACTAGTACCAAATTGTCCTAACATAGCCCCAAATTCAGAATAACTAGTACCTAACTCTGGTAATGCATAAATCCAAGATTCTGGATTAAATGCAGATATTTGATTATTCTCTTGTCTTTCTCTGAATTCAGTAGATATCTTACTTGGATTGTATAACCAATTACCATGCTTTAAAGTATGTATCATACTTTGTATTTGCTGATTTTTATCAGCTAAACGAGAACTTACAACCTTTTCAGCATTATTAAGCTGTTCAATCTGCTTTGCTAAATTGCTGCCTTGGTTTTTACTACTCCACATATATTCTATTTGATCTGGAGATAGTTGATGAGTTCTCCCAAAGACTGCATCGTTTATACCGTCATTAGCTAGTAAATGCTTAAAGTTATTACCAGGATTAAGATCACCAATATAATCTTCTGCTAGCCAGTCGAAACTATAGTATTTCCATAAGTCTGTTACAGAACCAAATTTATCAGTACTGAATAATTTACCAGGTCTAGTCTCATAGAATATATCCTGTAAATACGGGTTAGTTCTAGCTAGCTCTTTTAAACCAGGTTGATGATATATGATGTTACCGTTCTAATCTAATTGGTTTACACCATTTTCTATATTCTTAATATTATCTTCTAGTTCAATTATTCTATTCTGAGCTGATTGAATTTGCGTAGGTGTCCAATCTGTTGCAGAATCAATCTATCTTTGTAAATCAATTAATTCTTGTTTACTTGTAAGATAATCTTTAGCTAGATTAATAGAATTTAAATAGTTAGCTTCACCCTCTCTAACTTCATTCTATAATCTACTTAATTTAGATTGATCCTTCTTTTCCATAAAACTACGATATACATCTAAAGCTTTTATGTCTCCAGACTTCTCAGCTTCATCGTACATATAGTCTAGGCCAGTGATATTCTTATCCTTATCATCTGCGTCTTCACTAGACTGAAGTAATTCAGGCATACTTCTAGATGTCCACCAATTAGATATTCTACTTTTACTATCTTTTGTAGAATCTTCATTAGTAGTTTTATTATCGTAGTTTATATCGTTCTCTCTATCTTCTAATCTTCTTTGGTAATAATCTGATCTAGAATCGTATGAATACCCATAATCACCTTGTAAGGTATAATTAGGGTATTCACTAGCGATATTATTATCTGTATTTTTACCTAGAGTATAGTTCTATTGTCTACTCATAATATTATATTAAAATAGTCTGTTACTTTCAGATTGAGCTTGCATTACATCTCTAATGTCTTGTCCTATGTTTCTACTCTTAGCATGTAACGCATCATTCTCAACTGCTTCTAAACCGCGTCTGGGTACAACTGTACTTACTGGAATTCTTAAATAAGTGCCTTGTTTAAGAGCGGTATTAATCGAAGTTCTAGTTTCACCATAATCATTTGTAGATTCAGTTACTCTTACCTGATCTTCGTCGAGATTTACCCAATCTCCTTGTACTTCTGCTAGATCTCTAGCTGTATATTTACCTTTATCTATTTCTGATTTAGGAATAAAAATGTATTTATTATGGAATATGTTTGAACCATCTGTAGTAATATTCGGAGTTCCAGCTACTAAGAAATTCTTAAACTGCCCCTTTTCAAAATCATCTTGTAACTTACTACTACTACCAATCTTTCTATCCATTAAATTCTCAGCAAGACGTTTTCTAAGTAAGAACTCAGAAGAAGAATTACCTACTCTCCAACCTTGAGAAGTCATCTTACCCGTCTGAGTTCCTTGAGCAGTTAATACTTCGTTTGCCTCAGCACCTATACCACTACTTAAAGTTCCAATAACATCGTTAATTGCACTATTTAAACTGTTATTAGTTTTAGCACTAAGAGTAAACATATCATTGAGTTTCTTTCTAGCATCTTGAACTGTAGGTGCATCTTTTAAAGCTGAAGCAAAAGTATCTCTTGCTGTTAACTCTAATTGGTCAGTTAGATTAAGTAAACGATTCTGTTGACTTCCTGCGCCTGCTCTTCTAGCTAATGCTACAGCCATTGGATCACGTTCTGCTTGGTCATAAGCAAATTCTCTACCTGCTGTAATAAGTGTTCTATTAAGTTGCTCTTCAGCATCCTGTCTACTAAAACCTTGTCTTTGTAATACTTCTAAATGCTTTTGATATTCTGGAGTATTCTATATACTAGATAAGTTTCTTTGTATTTCATAATCTGTTCTATCAGTAGAAACTCCTTGATGAATCCATCCATCTTTAACTCCCATGAAATTAGCTTTCAGATTATCTACATATGGTCTCACTAAGTCTACTTCAGATTTATAAGCTAAAGGAGCTACGTCATTAAATATTCCACTATCTACTGTGTTATAGTTAGTGAAATCCACATCATGCCAAAGAGGATTATACATTCCTTTTATCATTAATTCCTAATTAGCCTTTTGTCTTGCTAGCATTCCTTCTCTACTTTGCTTTAAATTACTAAGAGTAGCATAATCAAGATTAGCAATACGAGAATTTAATCTAGCTCTAAAGTTAGCATCTTTCATAGCATCTGGATTAGTAGCAGCTTCATCTATTAAATCTCTTATCTTTCCTAAAGAGTTCTCATAGTATCTCTAAGTATCTACAGCAGAAGGAGATTGAAATTCTCCAAACTTACTAACGGTATTAGTAAATTCATTAGCAGCTTGTTCAACAGCTTGTCTTTGTGCCTAACCTATTCTATACAATTCACCAAAATTAATTGGTACATAGGTATTCATTATAGGAGCTTCTGCAGCTCTATCATATCTATTAGCTTGCATTATTTACCTCCTTTTCTACTTATTGTATTACGGTTAGAATTCATCATAGCTCTGAGATCATCCTCAGTAAAACCAGCTTGTAAGAATCTTTGATATAGAGGCCACATTTCCATATCTCTAGCTTTCTGATTACGCATCAATTCTCTATTCTGAGCCCATTGACTTAACTGACTTAAACCAGCTCTACGTATGTTTCTAGTAGTAGCTCTGTTTTGAGCATTGGCCTCGTTAGCTATATTTGTAGCATTAACCCATTGCTGTCCTAAACTATTCATAGTATTAGCATAATCGCCTAAGTATTGGTTATTGGCATTACTTTCTTGAGATCTTAAACTAGCTATAGCTCTGTCAGTATTAACAGCTGACTGTAATCTATAAGCTAAGTTAGCTCCTGTATTAGTATTAATCTGACTAGCATTATAATTACTAGTAGCTCTATTACGGTTTAAATCTTCAATAGCAGGACTAATATCATATCTACGTCTACGCATCGTATTACTAATACTAGTAGCATAAGGATTATATACTGTATCAACTGTTTCAGGTCTACCAGTAAATAGATTAGACATAATAGGAGTTAAAGAAGCTATCCCTGACAAAGCAGAACCCCAATCAAATTTATTATTTTCAGGCTCAGGTTTGTTATAAGCATTGCTTTTAGGTAAAGTGGTAACCTTATCTGCTTGAGAAGTAAGAGCATCTCCTAAACCTGCCATTTCATCATTAGTAGCAGTTAATAGTTCTGGATGTTTTGGTTTTAACGGGTTAACTGTACCATACCAAGTAAACGGTAACTCTGGTTTACCTTCATCAATTAATCCTGTATTCGTAGAAGTAGAAGTTGCTTTACGTCTACGTGTTGGAGTACTAGTACTTACAGTAGCTGTAGTCGATGCAGTTGGCACATGATACCATTGATTATTACCAGTTCCCCACTGCACTCCAGCACCCCATTTACGATTAGGGTTATAGATAGCATCTACTATTCTATCTCCTAAATCAGGTTTAATCTCATCACCTAAAGCAGCTGCTTGTATCTACTTAGTCTTAGGTTTAATACCTTTACTTTGTTTAACAGATTCCTGCATAGCAAATAACTAATCATGAATCATATTATTATTCATTTCATTTAATTTTGCTGCATTCTCTGCAAATCTGTCATTATATTTACTTTTTTTCTTTGCCATCATTTTCTCACCAAGTTGTGCAAATGTTTCTTTTCTACCAGGTACTTTAAGTTTATCACTTAGTACTCTACTACCTTCAGGTAAACTAACTAAATTACTATCAGTAGGTTTGTTATTCTCTGGTACTTTACTTATACTTCCATCGGGAGTCTATATTAATTCACCATCATCTACATACGCTAAAGAAGAGGACGTTCCTCCATTAGCCATAGTATCTGTATTCATCCCTATCATATCTTCATATGCTTCACTTTGTAGGTAATTAGTACCTTGTACAGCGGCTCTATTACTATAAGCATTCTTCTTAATTGCTGCTCTTTTCCTACGAAGTTTTCTATTACCGAACGCTCCAATTAGACCACTACCAAGACTACCTTCATCATAATTAGTAAAAGAAGTCATTCTAGCCTCTTCACCGGATCTACCTATTAGCCCTATGCCTGCTCCTACTGCAGCACCAATTGGACCAGCAACCTTAAAACCAGTAGCTGCACCACTGGCTATGTCACTTACAGATTGTGCAGCAGCTTGCCCCCCTGTAGTAGCGTTAGATTTCTAAAAAGGAGTAGTTAAAGTATTTAATATATCAGGAGCATTTTCAAGCATGTTATTCCCAATTTCTTTGAATTGAGTTCCAAATGCATATGCTGGTACTTTTGTTTTCTTTTTACTTTTCATATTAAATTAATGAATTTCTGTATGTTGTTGTAATCTATGGTATTTCAAAAGTGTGATCTATATCAGAATCTAACTCATAATCACATATCATATACTTACCTCTTAACCTGGCAGGTAACGATAATGCATCTTCATTCTTATCTGCTCTAGGTACTGGGAATCTAAATGTATCTTCTCTGTAATCAGTTATTATATGTTGTTCAGGAGTAATGACGTTTCCTTCTTCATCAAGCTCCTATTCAGTATGTTCTCTAATAGCTTCTTGATGTTTAGTACTGAACTTCATATAATCTATGATATCATCTTTAATCGTTTCTTGATTGCCATCTCTAAATTCTCCTTGTAATCTAACATTATCAAATACTTTAGTATAAGGAGCATTTTTATTGACAACTAACTATAATTTAGCTTTTCTATCTAAAGGAGTTAAGCCCATTACTCCAGTATCATGTAAAGTATGTAGTTCATTATCCTTTATTGCTACTACTCTATCAGAAATAGGTAACGACCATTTAGGGTTAAATGTATAGAAAGATGTAAATCTACCTAACTATTCATTAAATATCAATGGCTTATTAAGTACATTGAACCATACTTCATTATACTTTTTATCAAACAAAGACACGCATTTAGTTCTATCTTCTTTAATATTTTTATTAAAGTAAGATTGTACCTATTTCTCTTTAGATATTTGACTTACTTGACCAGTATAAGAACACAGTTCATTCTTATCATAGTCATACCAGTATAACACATTATCTGAATTAATTATACTTTTATCATTCTTAATAGATGAACCATTAGTAGTAGTTACATAGTCAAATCTACTTAATATACCACCAGTACCTAATACTAACTGATTTACATTATCATCAGTAATAAGTGACCTTTCATTGACAGAAGCTACTCCTACTCCAGTATCTTGGAAATAGAACAGTCTATCCTTAAATACTTTTAGATTGGTTATATCTCCCCACTGATTATCTACATCTAAATAATCAGCTACTTTGTATTTAGACCACTAGTCTATTACTTCATTATTCGTTTTAGCCTATGAAGTCAATATTCTATTAGTATACTTTACATCTTTATCAGCATACATAGAATTAGGTACATACAGTTTACCAGTATTCTATGCTGAGTAAACAGAGTTATATACAAAGTAAGGAAGATCCTGTACATGTATATCTTGCATCTATGTAGGCTCTAACTATAACCAAGAGTCTGCAAAGTTTGAACTGGTTACGGTTCTATGAATCTAATCACCGTGAAATAAATTCATATTAATAGAACTTTCAAATGGTATATAAGCTCCTATGTAACTCTTCATACCATCCCATTCCTTAGCATCAGGTAATTGAAATAACATAGTATTAGGATAATCTAATAAGCTTAGATAAGTATCTCCTCCAAATACATATTTACTATCATGTGCTGCTATACTTATGTATACAGAATTCTGTCTAGATGAGAATGTATTACCACCATATATAGAATTACCATCACGTTTAACGTTAAATACAGGAATAGCATTAGTAGAATCAAATGGATGGAGCTCTGGGTATTTGTTAGTAGGTACACTATTAAATCCAGGGAATACATTCTATAATTCTGGTACATGAGCTATAATACACGGACCAGCTGGACCTTGTAACGATTGATTATCATTGTGAATAAAGTCAGACATAGAGTAGTTAGTATAAGTTCTATTACCAACATTTATTCTTTTAGCTACTACATCTGGAGCCCCATACATGTTATAGTCTATGTTAGGTGGATATTTAGCATCTTCAATATATGATGTAGATTGAGATCGCCCAAATGTTGGAACGAAATATTTAGCTATTGATGCTCCACGGTATACCTTATTACCTCTACTATCTTGATAAGGGAAACCTACAGCAAGTACGTTAAGCCCCCATCTCTAGCCATAACCTACATATGGCACAGTATCTTGCTGCAATACTATACCATCTATCTGAGTAACGTAATCCGCCGCAGCAAATATACTACGACTTACACTATTACCAATAGTATTACCATTTACATAGTTATCTTTAAAATCATCAAACTTGCTATCATTTACTTTACCACCTACAAATGGAGAATAGTATGCGCCTATACCATCTAAGTATACACTTCCTTCAAACAGTTTAGTTGCATCATCACCCTGTACACATATTTCTGGAGATACTAAACGTATATAATCATTTACTCTCATAGTAAGAGAGAAATTACCAATATCTTCCGCTGTACCTGTTGATATTGCTAATTGTTCACCAATTAAACTGCAAAAGAAAGGTGTAGGTCTCATCTCTAAACTACTATCCAGTTCAGATCCCTGTCCTACATATTTGTCCTACTCTTGAATTCTATACTCATATATGTAACTACCTACTGTTTGCATAACTACAGTTCTATCACGTTCGGTTCTATCACAACGAACTATCTCGTAACTTACTGCACCTACAGGCAGCTTCTTTACTTTGAATTCTACGCCCAAAGCATTACCTATAAGAGTATTGTTCTCATATTTAAACGGAGGCATTTGAGAAGCATGAGGCATTCTAATATCCCCTATCCAGAGTACAGGAGAAGCTACAGATTTATCATTGTAGAATATTATACCAAACCTATATACCTCGTCTCTTTGATAACCTCTATAATTAGCAGCTATATAAGGATCAGCATAATTAGGTATATATGGATTATTCTTCTGCTCTTCAGTAGGCTGTAGTATTTCGGGCATCTTACTATCACCTCTGTTTATATATCTAGTGTTATTTCTAACAGTAGGTACATCCATACTACAGGATTGGTCTAATCTAAACTTATCTTGTTTATTACTTAGATTTATATCTGTAGTTACAAATGAATATTCTATATTGATACCATAACCACCTAGTTCACCTTCCTTATTATATATGTATATATTCTGTGAATTAGATGCATCCTTAGTATACTTTATATTGTTGAAAGGATTTATACAGTCATGTGTAATAGGAATGCGTTTAATAGCTTCATCGTCTGTTATAGACAAACGAATGTTGTTACTATCTAAACCAGATAATAACTATACGCTTCCTTCTGAATTAGCTCTATATGCTCTAGCATCATAGTCATTACCATCTTCATCTTCTGGTATCCAAGTGTTATTTGTTACATTAGCAGCGAATAATCTATTTTGCATTTTAGCAAGAGTCTACGCTATAAACTAATAACCAGTCATAGCATTAAACTCATCTATAGATATATCGCTCAATGTAGAACCATAATCTACATACTGAATATCTGTTTGACCATCTGGAATATCTATTTCATCTACTATACTAATAACAGGAGTAGAGTTATTCTGTTCATAAAATAGACGTATTACTCTTAACTTATTGAAATCCTAAAGAGATAATTCAGTAGATAACATTACTGATTTGTTAGATGATTTATTCAAGCCAGTACCTTTATATTCAGAACTACCTTGGCTAGTTACACTATTTGTTAAGTGAATTAGCTCGCTCATTGGAGAAGTAACAGTTTCAGTGCCATGCACATTAAATAATTGATAACAATACGTTACCATTCCAGCTTTAAGGTTACCTTCAGATAGCCAACGGAATTTAAACGGCAATAAACTTACTACTGGAGTTATTTCTAATGAACCAGGGTTGATTATATTTCCATTCTCATCTATAAGATTAGAATTGTCTATATACTCATTACTCATTATGTTAACAATCTTAATAGGACTGTTTCCATCAGTAAAGTATATCTTTATATTAGTATCTGATTCATAGTTACCTACAATACTTAGTGTGGGATTCTTAGATAAATCTTCACACAACCCTAGAGCTCCTTTACATACTAATTTGATTTGAGGCATATTACTATCAAACCCCATTAATCTGTATATCTTATTAATGTTATCAGATGTTTTAGTTATTACTACCGCAATATCATTTATAGTAGTAGTACCTATTATCGTCTCATCTTTAGGTATAATAGTATCGTATCTTCTAGGATTCTCTATACTTTGTAATACTCCTGTAGTTCCTCCATCATTAGTGATAACACGAACATCCTCAGCATATCTATACTGAGTATCCGGTATCAAATTTACGTCCTGGTCCATATTAAGGCCACCCGTAAATGTATTAACTTGTGCAGTATTACTTATCATATTAATCTTAATGCGCTATCTTGGTTATATAATATCTATTCTTCACCACTAGTACTAAAGAAAGTATCGTGGTCATTCATCTCTGGGTATAGTTTATGCCAGGTATTCTTTACATTTTCTAAATCATCTACGGTAGGCATCATAGCTTCAGCATATGCTTGCTTACGATAGAAGTTATAAGAGTTACGTATATCATAATAATCTCCCTGACTTATTTGACCTTTTAACTTTTTAGGATACATTAACTTCATAGTAACATACCAGTATATTGCTTCCTTATAAGACTCTAGATCTGGTATCATGGGCATACTATCTTCATCAGTATATATAGCATAATAAGATACCTTAATATATCCTCTAGGTACATTAGTCATTATATAACCAGGTTTAGTCATATACTATAAATCGTAACTATACATAGTACCATCTTTGTGACCTATTCTATTACCTAGATATCTACCGTTTGCTGTAGGCACAGTATTCTAGTTTATTAATGCACTTAATGTTTCTCTAAGGTTATTATCCTCATTTAACTTGTCTAATGCTTCTCTATCATTAGTAAGATTAAACATATTCTTAACCAATGGGAACATAGCTGCATCCTGTATCAACATACAAGCTTTACTACAGCATTGATTATCGTGAGATACACCAAAACTGGATGTTGCTTTTCTCATAGGTAACCAACCACCATTACAGCAGTATGAGTATGCTACCTAATCTAATTTATACAAATCACAAGGCAATGATACTTGGTGACATTCTATTGGAAGTATTTCTACTTTATGCTCAAACTACTATATAGCTCCAATCTTGAGTATGGATTCCATAATCCACTCCCGAATATCTGTAATACGTATCTCATCTTCTCTTAGATCGAGATCTGCTATTACTTTAGCTACTACAGAAGCTGAACTAATCATACGATTATTTATCATAATTCTGGGTAATCTTTTGTTTTGTTGAATATTATTTGAGCTAAATTTCTCTTGTTATCTCTTGAAGCTATAAACTAATACTTAGTTTTATTAGTAAGCAAACTGTCTTTCTTTGACCAAAAGAATCTATACTTATAATAATTACTATGGTCATTAAGTAGGTATACAGGCTTACCGGTTTCTTTTGTAGCTTTCCAGTCCCATCTAAGACTCTTGCCTGTGAATTCTTTTGGCTAATGTTTAATGATTTGTAAAGTACCTAATCTACATGGAAACTTGAATTCTTTACAATTGTACATCACCTCATCTCTAATGTACTAAAAATAGTCATTAATAATATTCTTATATGTCTATAAGTCAATATCGTATGGTGTATTAGGTTCTATGTACTATTTATAGCTTTCATAGAAATCAGTAGTAGTATAGCTCTTTCTCTAATATTTCATACATCAATTATTTATCACTAACTCTGTTCTATGTATCATCATGCGCATCATTAGTATCATCACTAGGCATAGTAATCATAAAACGTAATTCTCTCTCTAATATCATCTATGTAATAGTTGGTATCATTGCAGATGGTATAGGGAACTCACTATCTGGATCAAAGCAAGCATTAAGCTCTGTAGGGTCTTCAGCTATTACATCTACACTGATATACTCTAGCTGATTAGAATCACCATCTACGTATATTCTATTGTTCTTAACCCATGCAATATAATCTTTACACGTAGCTTTTCTATACTTCTATAATTTAGCTTTAGTACGACTACCTATCTAAATTACATTACCAAACATATCACGTACATTTATTACTCCAGGTCTATAGTTAAAGTCTATTAACTTAGGGAGTTCTTTATCTCCTACATATGTAAAATAACCTGGTACAGTTTCTTCACGGTCTAAATGGATAGGTTCTATAGTAGTAAGATAAGCTTCGCTTACATCGTGCCCTTTATCGATCTACTATTTTATTAGCATAGCCCTATAACCTATGATCCACTTTTCAATTTGTATTCTACTTAAATGCTCAGACTCTGCAATGTTATTATTGCGAGCAATAAGTAGAATGTTATCTACAAGCTAATTGAGTGTCATAATATATTATGTTTTAATAACGTTATAAGCCATATAACGCATTTTAAGGCTGTTATAGGCACTTTCTATTATTAGTAATACAATCCTTTAATTTAAGTAATAGCGGTCTTAAAAGGGCTTAAAATAAAAAAGGTTGATCTTATTGACCAACCTTATCCATTGCATTCTTCATATCCTAAGGGAGCATTTCCTTCATAGGTGGTGGTACCATCTAATTAGCTTTCCTTATTATATTTTTTAATTCGTTAACTTCTTTTTGTAAAGCAATTATCTCATCATTCTCTTTTGCAGGCTTATCATTTATTCCTAACCTATTTAGGAGAGCCTAACACTTAGCCATCTCTTCATCGCATTTAGCTATGGCTTCTTTTCTTTGTTTATATGTATCGTATTGATTACGTACTATATTTATAATTTCTTGTTTATCAGTAGATATAGTAAGACCTATAGAATTATCTGTTATAACTGATTTATTCTCAGGTATAGTAAACTTCTTAGTCTCTCCATTACACTGCATATTATTATTGATTAATATTATTGAATATATTGATTATTGTTTAGGTAACTCGATTACACGAGTATCAGTTACCTTGATTATTGGGTTACTGTTAACTATCTGATATTTTTTGGTACGTATCTTCTTCCAATCAAAGTGGAAGAACCTAACGAAAGCATTACGATATTTGTTTTTATATTCTTTTTTCTCTTCTACAAACAAAATCTATTGATTCTTAATATCTAATGTGGCTTTAAGGATTGAGTCCTTTCTACTAACTATGATAGTTGTTAATGGATTAATTTTAAGTTCTTCGTCAAAATCTATTAGCCTGTGTTTTATAATAGTTCTAACAGAATCTTTAATCTCAGTATTGATTACATTTACATCAGTTAGGTTCTTGTCTTTGATTTTAAGCTTTTTCTAAGCATCCTTAGCTTCTTTTAATAAACTATCATTACTAGTATTTAGTTCTTCTATAGTAAGCTATAGTACTCTGTTTAACTATTCTTTCTAGGATGCTAATTGCTCGTAAGCTCTAACGTTGTTAGTTATTCTGTCAATCTCTTTATTCTTCTTTTGTAGCTAATGGTTCTAAACAAAAACAGTCGCAATAAGTAAACTAACTAAACCTACTGCGACTGCTCTGAAATTCCTTGTAAACCAATTAACTAACTAATTCAGTATTGGAATCATCTGGTAATTCTTTATCTAATGATATATCTAAATATTTCTCTCCTTTTGCTTTTATAACCTTTTTGAGGATTTTCCATATTTTCCATTTAGGATATAAGTCGCTAAATGATTCTAGTAACGACCAAAACTCAACTAAGGCTATCATTCCTGCTACTATTTCTACAGCGTGCAAGTTAATAGAGGTTACTACCAGCTAATCTATTATTGATGCACTAGTTATTGCTACTGCTGCATCTCTAGTCTTCCATATAGTTTTCTATGCTTTATGTGATTCAATCTTAGGATGCCCATATTTTTTAGAGACTTTATAACCATAGATAGCATCAAGTAGTATCAATATACCGACAGCAGTGATAGGAACCCATACAGGTGCGAATATAGAAAGTAGCCCAGTTATAACAGAAGCTGCGCATTTATCCGCACTACTGAACATGTTCTTAAATATTGGCATAGTATGTTCTCCTAATTGTTGGTAATTCATAGATAGTAGCTGATAATAAAAATCAAATAAGCCCTGACAGATTAAAAGGGGAGTAAAATCTGAGAGGGCTCGAAATTCCGTTTGAGATTATAATTATATAACGATAAGGTTTATTTAAGGTTTCCGTTTTGAAAATCTTCTTGCATAAACTAATAGCTCTTTATAGCGTAATATCTTCAGACTCATTGTCTGAGTTACTGCTGATTTACTCACGACTGCAACCTTTTATTGATTAATTAAAACCAGTTTTCTTCAGATTCTATAGAATCCAATTGTTCATAATCCTCATCATTTAACTCTAATGTAGCTGGAGCAGCTGGCAATGCCGGTTCACCATAGAAGGTAATTCGAGTCCCGACATTAGCATGGGAATAGTCCAACCCATGGTGAGAATTCAAATAGAACAAACCCGCAATAGACCCAATGTCCGAGTAACCGCCGATGAAAAGTGTTCTAGGAGTAGCTGTAGCATTCGTCCAGTGATAATCACAATAATAAGTTGTAGCACTAGCTCCATTTCCTACTACAGTTGAGAATAGATCTGCCTAATTATTATTAACGAGTTTTTTTACATATTGATTAGTAATTGTACTTTCTTTAAAGTCTTGTAATTCATAACCTGCTGCAATTAATTGCTCTGCAGTAGGATTAGTTCCTCCTTCAAATGTACCAAACTTAGTATAATCTTTGCAGATGTATACACTATTATCAGTACCAGCAACTACTACATCAATTACATTCTTCCATACATGACCAAATGGATTCTCAATACCACGGTATCTAGGAACATTAACTACCTTAGTACCAGTAGATGCGCCTTCTGCATTAGTGTTAGTATGAGTATATTCAATTATACCAGTACCATTACCTAACGAATTAGTAGTACCACAGGGTACAAATGACCATATATCAGCACCATTTACCTTTACAGCTCCTGTAGTTACACCTTCACCTAAACCACCTTGATGATAACCTTCTGTAGTTAAATTAGCATTAAATGCTTTCTGACTATTTAATGTAGCATATTCTACTACAAATAACCACGTAAGGTCTCTATGTGCGCCATAGGTATAGATATTCCAGTTGTTAGTTCTACTATTCTCTCTAGCAAAGACTTGGAATTGGTTTCTAGTAGTACTTACCTTAGGTTTATATTTTGTATTATTTATGGAGCGTAATAGATTAGGTAGAGTTTCAGATGTCATTCCTTCATAAGCCCCTATATATTTCTTTTCTACCTTAGTATAACCAGGAAGATTATATTCACTTATACGAACCTCAACGGTATTATCCGGAGTAGCCACTAACAGTCTATAGTGTTCAGGTATTTCTACCATCATTTCAGGTGAAATCTAGCTGCTATCTTGAGCTATAACCGTACCATCTTCCCACTTAGTCCAATCATCTGCTTTTAAATATTTCTTAACGTTATCAACATTGTTAATAGTACATCCTCTCATCTTACTCTGGATAGGAAGTGTTTTATGCATTTCCATATTACCAGTACGTACACCATCAGGACTAGAACTATTAGCTAAGTCAAACTTAACTCCATACCACAGTTCATTCTCATTTCTACTGAGCTTACCAATCTACTCATCTAAAGTAACTGCAGCACTTATAGCACTAGGACTATCCACTAAGTAATTAGTACTTGATAAGTCAGGCATTTCATTAGCTTCAGTTAAACCTACCTTATCATTTACTTTAAGTATAGTACTTCTAAGCTCTGTAATATCTTGATTTAAAGCTGTCTCTAAACTGTCAATATTGCCTTGAAGTTCTGTATCCTTAGCTTTGAGTTCTTTCACTGCATTCTCTCTTGCAACCTTTTCATCATTAATTGCATCAGGAAGAGTTTCATTAATAGCTATTTTCTCAGCACCGGTCATTAAACCAGCAACAGTATTAGTAGCAGGAGTAATAGTAATATTAGATAAAGTAGACTGTACATACTTACCACCGCTCTTTTCTACTCCAGTAAGGCTAATCGTAATGTTATTAACATCTGTCTAGTCTAATTGGAATGTACTCAGCAAGTTATCAGGCATAGAGTTAACTACATTCTCCATAGCTTTACCCTTACCACCATCATAAGCAGTGCCAGTGATATCACCAATGATAATAGCATTAGAGTCAATGTGTATGAACTGTGAACCAGACCATCTAAACTGATAGCTTACTTCACCAGGAGTTACATTAACATAGATTTTATCTCTCTCACCTACAATAGGAGTTTCGTGTTCAGCATCTGCATATAACTGTATATTCTAAAGTACTCCAGTAGGAGATACAGTATAAGTAGCGTATGCATCCATTACATCATCAACATATGAAGGTAACTGACTAGCAGGTACTTTACCATTGCCATCAAGTTCAGCAAGACCATTGGGTTGACCTTTTAATGCTTTGAAGTCCTATAAGTCTTCATTCACATCATCAATCTTAGTATCTAGTCTATCTACTTGAGCTTTTACAGCAGCATCCCCTTTGTTAATAGCATCTACTATACTAGTACCTTTAAAGTAGTTATTACTATTAAGATTAGGTAAAGATATAACATCGCTATTCTTATCATAGTTCAAACCAACAGATTGAACAATCTCTTTAATGTGAGTCCATTGGTCTACATTAGCATCTCTATTTAACGGTATCCACTTCTTAAGATCAGGACTATATGACTTAATAACATTACCAGTACTGTCTGTTGCTAAGTCAATCCAGTAAGAAACCTCTTTAGGATTTGGAGCATACTTAGATGCTATGAAATTAGGATTTTCTTGTTTAACCATATTTGCAAATATTTAATAATTAAATAATCTCCTGTTCTGGAGTATCGTATTCTTTCTATCTCGTATATTCATCATTGAAATATACAATATTGTTTTCATTATGTTATTGGATTTAATGCTACAACTTGACCAGCTTCAGTCTTATCAAAGTAATTAACTACAGCAAATTCCTCATCTGCTGCCTAACCGTCTCTACTACTTATATAACTCCTAATAAACTGCTGACCTCTCTTTTCACTATTACCCGCTACATATCCATATCTGAATGCAGTACTTATACTATCGTTGTATATAGTGCCATTCTCATTCATAGCGATTACTTTAATCTATCCTTCCTCAGTCATAGTATCAGTATTCAGACATCTAACAGATCCTATTATTATATCTCCGTCTACATTAGTCTAATCATTCCATGTCTTATACTATTTACCATTAAATGTAACATAACCATTAACGGAAGTACTTAAAGTACCTTTATGTGTAAAGTCTCTCTATATCGTTAAATTGGGCATACCTTCTACGCTATCATCTACAGGATTAATTTTATACCATCTATCAACGTATTTAACAGCCTCTCCAACCCATATTTTATTAGGCATACCTTCTTCAGACACCCAACCATCTTTATCAGCGAATACAAATGATTGACCTAGTACTCCCATATCACTACCCTTCATTTGATATGCTTTTACTATAACTCCTCCTTTATAAGCAGTACATTCAATAGTCACAATACCGTCTTTTTTATTTCCAAACCAGTTTCCTCTAAGCTATACAATTAACTATTCCGGCATAGTTAAACTAGGATCATTAGTATATACATCTTGTATGGATTTAATGTCTACCATTACACACTCTGCTCCAGATTGAGTGTTATCGCCTCCCCAGTATAAAAACGGTTGAGTTCTATTTTCAGACGAACCCCAACTCCATCCTACTATTTCACTAGGGATACTAGGAGCGTTAGTGATGTTAGTACCGGTATCAAAATCTCTACCGTCAGAATCAGTCCATATGAATCTCAACTATATACTATTGAAATCATAGAAGTAAGCTACATCATCCCTAGTAGGCCATATGTGACTCTAACCATCAAATACATCAGATATATTAGTATTGCCTACAGTTCTCTTTTGTAGGGGAACCGCTCGTTCCCCTGCTATACCTAACTCTAACATTACTCACTCTCCTCATCAATAATATTATAAGTCATACCTGCTACTTTAGTAAGCTAGTTATATTGAGCTTCAGTACCAGTCCATATAGGTAATGATATCTTACCGTTATTAGCACTAGGTAATGCTAAAACAACGCCAGTACCTTTGTTCATTGCCTGTTGTACTGGATCTAATACAGATATCTTATTCTCACTAATAAGTTTATTTATTAGCTAAGTGATATACTCTTCATCAAGTAATTCACCAACATTACCAAGATTATTCTCAATATTAGTAATCTTATTATTGATACTAGTTATACTCTGTTCAATATCATCTATACTAGATTCTAGATTAGTAATTCTATTATTAACATTAGTTATCTTACTATCTAGATTATTTATTTTACTAGTAAGTTCAGATATACTTTGATTAACTTCATTTTTGAAATCACCTATTGAAGATTCTATAGTAGTATCTATGTAATCCTTAAGTCTATCATCACTAACTACTAAATCAACAATCTAGTTAATAGGAGCTTTAAAGTTCTAATCCTTCTCTGCTATTACCATGTATTCGTTTCCTTCTAGTATACGCTTAGGATCCAGCTCCAATATCTTTATGCCGTCACATTTATTCATAACTATTACTCTTTAAAGAACCCACTAGGAGCACTCACTTTATTAAATACAACACTATCAGTAGTAGCTAATGACAATTGAGCTCTAGTAACTACATGAGGATTATCTCTTCTAGTAGCATGAGTATCAATAGCATTCTATGCATTAGTAATCAATTGCTTAAGCTCATTAATCTGAGATTGCAAATTATTATCTGCATTAGTTCTATTAGTAATCTCTTGGTTAATTAACTCAGTAAGATCAGTAACTTTACCATCTACGTAAGTCTTAAGTTCATTCTTAGCTTTAGTGATTTCACTATTTATATAGCTTCTTAAATCACTAATCTATTGGTCAATCTTACTATCTAACTCTTGTATATTCTGAGTTAATTCAGTAATCTTCTATTGAATAGAACTTAAATCACTACCTACTATATTAGTTATATCTTGACGTATCTCTTCAATATTAGAATTGATATTAGTAATATTTTGATTTATATCATCAATATTGTTATTAATATTTGTAATATCCTACTTGACATTATTAACATCGCCTTTGATATCATTAATCTCATTTCTAATATTACTAATTTGAGTAGTTAACTCTTCTACTTTCTGATTAATATACTACCACAGTTTATTAACTTCCTCTTTCAGTTCATCTTTAAATTCAGCTAATTCATTTCTGATTTCAGTTATAGAATCATTAATAAACTATTCTATCTAATCAAGAGCTTTATTAATATAATCAATGATAGCATCTACTTGTTTATCATTCAGATCAAGCATCTCCCATGTATTAGTATCATTACGATAATATCTAATACAACCACCATAGTAGTTAGAAGTAACGTCAATCCAATAATCTACTTCTAGAGGATTAGGCTGCGTATCTGATGCTCTAAATCTAACTATCTCTCTCTGTAACATATGTTATGCTTTAAATGTTGTTATTTTATCTTCTGTGCCATCGTCATATACATCGATATGAACCCATGATACACCATCCTCTAAACGTACTTTACATGGCAATAATAAAGGTTTAGCCTTTATTATCTCTCTTATTTCTTCTGCAGTCTTATCATCACAAGTAAAGTCAATTGCGTTACCAGTCGTGTGACCGCTAACATATACTCCTTTCTTACTCTTTACTAAAGGGCACAGGTTGCAACGCATACCCCTTTGATGCATATTACCAGTATTAATATGCATTGGCATACGTAGTATATCTGTACGTAAACATAGTAATGCATGTAGTAACTAAGTACTTAAGAACATCCACGACTATTCTCCAAATCTACTGTATATGTGATTACATACTAATTCCTTTACGTCAAAGTAAGGTTTAAGCTGTTTAATTATTTCTTCTCTAGGCATCATTGTTATTCATCATTAGAGCCTCACCAACTAGATTGGCTGCTACGTTCATACCAAATTGTTTAGTATCATTATCTATCTCACTTACCTTTACGTTGATTTGAAGGAGCAGAAGATATATCTGCTCCAACAATTCTCTATCTGTCATATGTGCTAAGTATGGATTCATTAGTAGTTAACTGTCTGTTCTCCTAATTGCAACTAAAATGACTTTACTAACTCATAGATACCGCTCGAATATACATATATATTTACTAGATTATCGGCGTATGCAGTTCCTCCATTAACTGTTAAACCAAGACTTGTATACCAATTAATAGAAGAACCTGCTATGAACATGAAGTAGTTCTAATCATTAGATTCTACTGGTGTCGTACCTGGAAGGAATAAATAACAAGTATCATGCGTAAGACTATTCAAAGTTAATTTATTAACTACTTCCTCTGCTTTCCCAGCTTGGATAACATTGGTAAATGCTTGAGCTCCACTCTCCGCTTGAGTTAAAGTAATCTTAGCAGTTCTCTAGGTTGTTGTTTCATTCTCTGCTACAGTTATATACGTAGTGTTGGTTGTAGTTCTCGCAGCAGCAACCCAAGAATTATTTGACGAGAATTCATAATCTAGAGGCTATGTGGTTTCACTACCGTCACTTTTAAGTACAGTCTTATAAGATTCCACTGTAAGAGTCTCATTAGTTTCTGCCGCAGTCACACTTAAATTCGTTGGAGATACGTTAAACGTATATGTAGGAGTACAACCGCTTTGAGTTATCTTTATAGATTGAGTCTTACCAGATTCATTCTATGTAAATACTAGAGTAGTACTTCTAGTATTAGAAGTAGTGTTTTTCAATATCTCTACAGTTATTTTTCCAGTTGTAGATACAACTACTATTACCCAATCAGTACCACCAGAAGTTAAACTATGGCCTATATTACTACCATTCTTAGTAGATACTGTTCTTGGTATGAAAGAGGTATTACTATATGAAGCATCATATGTATTTGGTGTTATTGTAAATACATATACATTTTCAGCAGGCTTAGCAGCCTGACTGACATTAATAGTAAGTGTATTACCAGACCCACTCTGAGTTAATACTACTTCTCCACTTCTTGCAGATCCACTATTATCGGATGCACTAATAGTAACTTTACTACTAGTAGTAGAAGTAGTTATCCAGCTAGGTTTACTAGACACACTCCAAGATTGACTACTACCATTCTTAGTAGATATTACAGGTATATTGGCAGCAGTTCCATTAGCAGAGAAATCCCACGGGAAGTTTGCACTAACATCTGAAGTACTGCCGTCATCCCAAGTAAATACATAATTATCTGCAGGTGGAGTATACCCTGTTTGAGTTAATTCGGCATAATCTCGTTTACCAGATTCATCCTAATCAAAATATACTTTTGCTGTTCTACCAGTAGTACTAGTAGTTGATTGTATAGTAAACGTAGAAGTACTCTTATTGAATGAAGCCCATGAAGGTAATGTACTACTATCTATGCTATAATCTACATCATAAGTACTGCTACCAACTGTCTTATAAGAACTAATAGTTACACTACCAGATCCACCACTAGAACCTACATTAACCTTATACGGATTAATAGAGAAGGTATAAGTAGTAGAAGGTGTAGCTCCGCTTTGAGTAACTGTGCAAGTGGCTGACTTACCATCATAAGTTGCTCTAATAGTTGCAGTTCTACTAGATGTAGATGTATTCTCTCCTAATGTTAAAGTACTAGGTGAAGAACTACTACTAAGACTACCTAAGTTAGTAGATAATGTAGGATTACCTGTTTCTTCAGTAACATCGCCACTAGCCCAATATACAGTTCTCTTAGCACTAGCTGTAATAGTAGAAGTACCGCCACTGCTAGATACACTAGTGGGACTAGCTGATACAGATATAGTCCATTCACCATATGAACTAACATCATCCCCATCCTGTGATAAACTAATAGTAACTGTCTTATTAGACTCATTCTGAGTTATAGTAACTGTACCTGTTCTATTTGAAGTAATTTCATTAGCAGAAGCACTTACTGTAGTTCCACTTAAAGAGAATCCAGTACCAGATATAGTAGTAGACTTTAATGATACACTGGTATCACCACTCTATTCTACTCCATCTAATACTTTTCTCTTATAAGAACTAACAGTGAAAGACTTACTGCCACCACCAGCTCCAAATGACATACTAGTAGGTGATACTGTTAAGTAGTAATTCCAAGTCTCTACCTTCTTACGTATATCATCTATCTTTACACATTCATTAGCTCCATAAGTAGAAGCATTATCAATAATGATTAATGAATTAATAGCTAAAATCTAGGTCTTAGTAGGACATTCTGCCCCACTCTTACCTAGACTAAGCTTACTTAATATCATAGAATATGTTGCTATTTCATTACTCATGTTGCTTATTCTTTAAAGTTTCTATTTCAGCTTTAAGCTTTTCAATCTCATCTTTAAGCATCTTAACTCCTTCAATAGCTAATACACCTAACATTTCATACTCTACCTTCTTAACCTTAACATACTCTTCACCATCTTTAGTGAATGATTCAAACTGTTCGGGATTACTTACTTCAGACTTAAGAGTATCACTTTCAGTTACTATGTCCTCAAAACCTAATTCCTCTAAGTTCTATGCTATAGTACCTATTTGCTTCTAATCATTCATTATAAATGATACAGTAGGTATAGAACATATCTAGTCTAGAGTATAATCTAAAGGTTTAATATCTGATTTTAGACGAGCATCAGATTCTTTGAAGAAACCACCTGCTGCAGATACCTTACCGGAAGACGTAACATTACCTACTGCTATATTATCGTAAGAGTATATAGCCTATTTAGGAGTTATAGTTACTGTTCTAGTAACTCCAGAAGTAGGCATAGCGGCATTACTTATAGATTCAACCATGTTACGGAGGTCACCATTATGATATGCATGAACTATAAAAGTTTCATACTACTGTGGCTATTTAAACCACAAATAAATACGATTATTGTAATTAAATACTTTTATATCCCCAAAGCTATATCCATTATTAACACCAGTAGCCTAGAATATTTTATTTTCAGGAGGATAGTTGTAGAACTATATTACTGTGTCAAATGGAACACTATTACCATAGTAAGAATTACCAAAAATTCTCACTGTAATCATAGTGCCATCACTATCTGAATTTCTTAATCTCACTAAACAGCCATTACGATAGTCATATACTGTTTTTGGTAAATAACGCTAATCTAACTCATTAGCATAGTTACCTTTATGAAGTAATTTATAATGAGTACCTCCATAATAGAAAGTTGCTCCTTCATCTAAATTATCTACTCTACCTAATGATATACATGGATGAGTTGTCAGTTTATCATTGAGTAGGTAAGCGCCAAGAGATGTATGAAATCCTACTTCAGCGCTATCTTCTCCGTTATTAAACTAAACATAACTTGCCTCATTTTTGCCAATCAGTGTTAAAGGAATTGTTGTTGAAGTTTGTTCTATTCTTAATGGTGTAGTTATAACAGAACCTGATGAGTTCCATCTTTGCCATGTATTATTACCATCATAGCTAGTTCCTATATAACAATAGTCAAAATTCTATCCTGATCCATATGCTCCAAATTTAGCTAATACTGTGTCATTAGCATTAACAAATTCATAACCTCTATTCCAATCTCCTACAGTAGGAGTAGCCTTAATAGTAAAGACTCCGTCAGTACGTAAAACACAGCAATAACTATTAGTATTACCCACTGTTAAGTTACCAGTCATAGTATCACCAGCTTTTTTTACAAAAGCAGATGGACTAATACCACCAACTGTATCAGCATTACCAGCATTAGCTGGCTTACCAACGCTTACAGTCTATGCACTACCTCCAGATGGAGTTACTGTAAAATTACCAGTAGAACCATTAGCAAATGTATATGTAGTATTAGTATTCTATGCAGGTATACCTAATGCAGTTATATCAGCTTTAGTTACAGCAGTAACACTAGCTACATGACTAGTAGAATCAGTAGAGAACTTATAGAATCCAGATGCTTTACTAGGTGCAGAACCAGCAGGATGTACATAGTTATTATATGTAGCTCCTTTAGTTAGAGTAAGAGTATCGCCACTAATAGATGCAGTAGTAACAGCATTACCAGAACCAGCTACGGTTACTTTACCAACCTTCTTAGCTAATTCTGTATTCATAGCAGACTACAGATTATTGATGTTAGTCTGTAACTAATTATCACCATCCTTTCTAGCTTGAATCTCTACATTCAAATCGTTAGTAATCTCGGATGAACTGCTCTCGATAAGCTCTTCTAATCTATCTACTTCAGTAGTTACTCTATTATCTAGATTAGTAATTCTATTAGGTATATTAACGTCTAAGTTCTATTTATCAGTAGCAGTCATTACACCGGCTGCAGATTGTGTAGCAGCAGGTATAGTCTATGACTTAGTAATAGGATTCGCATATGAATTACTAGCTGCAGATAAATCAGATTGCTTATAGTTAATAGTTACACTAGTTGCATTTCTAGACGTTGCATCTACACCAGTAACTAGGTTATTAGGTAGTGAATCAAGCTTATCACCAGGATTCTGTATACTACCAAATTCATTATATAAGTCATCTAATCTGCCTTTATCTATTGCAGACATAGCACCTGCATTAGTAGTTGTAGCTGATGGTATATCTATATTATCATCCTGTAATGGACCATAATTTAAACCATCTTTAGCTGCATACTTATAGTTAATCTTAACTAATTCACCAGTACTAGTAGTAGGAGTAAGATATGAAGTAAGTTTAGTAGGCATACTATTTAAAGCATCTCTATTAGCTTTACCTTTATCTCCAGGATATGCAGTACTAGGAGTTTCACCTAATGCTAAACTCTGACTAATCTCTAAGTATTGAGTACCAGTCCATCTATATGTTAAGTTAGTATCCTTAGATACATATATCTTACCAGTTTCACCAATCTGAGGGAATTGAGCTTTAGTAGAGAACTCTAATACATCATCTACATAAGATGGTAATTGAGCTGCAGGAACTTTACCAGTTGAGTCTAATTCAGCTAATCCACCAGGCTGACCTTTAGTACTAATAAAAGCATTTAAACTATTAATAATAGTAGTATCGCCTGCTTTCCTATCCTCAATCTCTTTCTGTAAAGCATCTTCTAATGCATCAGCAACTCCATCAAACTTATTCTCTATACGGTCTATCTCAGCTTCTCTATCTGCAATCTCCTTATCAATCTTATCATCGAGATCGTCTATTCTATTGTTTAGATTAGAGTCTGCTTCCTTTAGGTCTTCAATCTATCCAGGAATAGTAGTATTAAGTTCTACATAATCTTCCTTACTCATAAGACCGTCCATAGAAGCAGTAGCATTAGCTATACGTATATCCATATAGATATTGTTACCACTCTTAATAGTATTCCATGATACACAAGGAGTACTATTCTGTCTGAAAGTAATACCATTAGTTACTAAGTCATAAGTAGATGTATTAGTACCATCTTTAAACTTAATATTAGTTAATGCTAAATTACCTATATATACATACTGACCATTATCTGTGAGTACTTTAGTACCGTCTCCAGTAGTCTTAATTACTGTAGTAGTATATTGTTCTTTACTATAGTTTAATGAACCATCTACAGTAATAGTATCAAATACTACTTGAGATATATTATCTGTACCTTCTTCTTTAATAAAGTCAGGAGATTCAATATATATAGTACTACCAACTATAGCTACTTCGGTTGCTAAGTCTAATCCATTTCTATTAGAGTTAATAGTATAGATAAGCTTACCTTCCTCTATAGCTTGCTTTAATGCGTCATAATCTTCTTGACTTACTTTACCATCAACGATAGTAGGATCAAAGATATACATGGTCATATCTTTAAACTCTATCATTCGGATCTTACCATTTCTTTCACCATCTTGGAATGGAATCATCTCCTATCCTGTGACAGCAGTACGTTCTGAAGCTTGACTAATCTTTAAACCTTTAATTCTTGCTATCATTGTCAATCAAATTATTTTCTTTCTACTATTCTAACAGTACTACACCGTTATCTTCCCATAACCAAGGATCTGCATCCTCTGTTAACAATGCTAATACATAAGGATCATACAATCCTCTAAAGTATCCATTACCACAACCACACTTAATACAATATGGTTTGAGTTTCATAGGTATACCACTATATAATTGTGGTTTAACCTAATGTAAGTATCTCTTTAGTATTTCAGAATCTATAGGAGTAGTAACACTAGATGTGTTACTAAACTCCAATAAATCTGTCAATTCATTGTATACTATGGTTGCTACAACATCTCTATTGTTCCTAAGTATATTAGTTTTAAGTATAGAGTTTGTTTTACTATTTATATATTCTTTTGCTTTATCCATAGTAATTATGCGTTTGCGTATGTTTTAGTAGTAGCACTATTTTTTTCGAATACCAAACCTACTGTTGGGTCTAAACTAGCGGAATAGGTGTTACCTCCTGATACTTTTTGTACATATATGCTACCATCTCCAGATATATATATCTATGAACCATTACTACTTCTAACGTATATTGTTCCTGATTTGGGAGTTGTATTCTAAGATCCGTATATATCTATTAGATAGAAATCTGTATCTGTAGTTTGAGGCACTCTCAGTCCACTGAAACTATCACCTGCTAATACTACTTTACCATTAGCACTATCTCCTACATTAAGTTCATTAATTTCCCCAGAGGAATTCCAAGCGATATTACCTTTTGCTAACTGTCCACTACCATTAGAATTTAAACCAAACCACTCAGTAAATGGAGACTGGGCCTAACCCATACGCATGCCAGTTGAATCTAGTTTAAACTAATAATCACTTGTAAGCTATGATATGTTATTTTTCTTTATATAGGTACCAGAAGTAGATAATGCGCCACTGCTTGAATTATTAATCATACTTAATCCGCTACCATCTAACGTAAGCTTAGTATCAGACGTAGTTAACTACAACTAACTATTCTCAGAATCAGCAGCTAAGTGTATACCTCCAGCTCCAAAGTAAGCTTCACCACTTTCAAAATCTAATAAGAAGTTCGGTCTAAACTAGTTAGAAGGGTTCATAGCATTTGCAGAACTACTAGCATCAATTAGTTCATATCTAGAACTGTCTTCCCCACTAGAGTTCTTACCTCTTTGTGAGAACATTAAGTTGTTATTGAATACAGCTCCACCTACTAATGAGTTAGGTGCAATAAGTAAATCAGTATAGATTGCCTCATAATTCTCTAATACAGTCCATGCACCAGATGTATCTGTAGCAGGAGATTCATTATTCTACTGAGTACCAAGCCACGTCATTACTGATTTTAAGAAATAGTAGTTACCATCACTAGTATCATATACATAAGGAGCTTTCTCCCCATCATTAATATAAGGAGTGCTAGTACTATATATACCAGCAGGATATGCTATAGGTTGTGAACCTACTGGATCTGGAGTAATTATACCACCCATAGGATTAGGTTTAGACCATGCAGTTTCCATATTATCATTAATAACTCTACACTGAATAAACCATATATAATTATACTCATCTCCACTAGTAAGCTCAGGAACATCCATAGACCAACCTGTAGGATTTCTTTTCCATTTCATAGAATCACTCCAAGCCTCACCAGTATAAGTAGTTTCAGTACCTTTACAGTATCTAACTTCATAACCTACCCCAGGAATACCTGAACCACCATTATCACCAGTCATACCAGTCATATAGTATGGATCACACCATTGTTCCATTAATGTGTTATCTCCACCATTAATAAGAGCAAATGTAGCCCATAATACTTTACCGCTACTTAACGCTGGTGCAGTAGAACTCCAACCTGCAGGATAACGTTCAGCTGCATTTAACTAAGGAGCTGTTTCCCAACTGTTATTTCTAGCAAATCTGTATTCATAGTAGTTACCATCCATGCCTTGAACCTTACCTACATTTACCCATTCACTACCATTCCATACCCACAAGAAACCATCGATAACCCATCCATCTCCTATCTAGTTACCTTCCGTCGGAAGATCGTCTGTAGAATCTAAAGTACCTTTAATAACAACTCCTTGACCAGTTACTTTTACTACAGCTCCCCATTCTATTACAGAACCTGTTTCACCTTGAACTAATGCTACAGATTTCCACCATATACCTGTGGACATATCAGGAGTAAGTACCCAACCATCACCAGGATTATATGGGTCATTACTAGTAGGCTTCTCAGGTTGAGTCTAGCTCTATTTAAATGCTTCTACTTGATAATTGAAGTTATTACCATCAAGACCAGGTACACCTGTAATTAAATAAGGTCCTTGCCAACCTCTTTCATCCTCAGGTAAGGATTCATCAATTACTAACTTATTATCAAAAGTAACAAGAGCTTGAATGCCCCATATAGCTTCTTTACCAGTAGCAGTAGGCATACCTACACCCCAAATACTACCAGGGTTAATATTTAATCTATCTGGGTCTCTAGGCTTAACATCACTACCAGATGTCTTAGTATACATTACTCTAAGGTGTTGACCATCTTGACCATCATCTCCCCATTTAGCCCATAATGACGGAGAACTAAAGTTACCCCATTTGTGAGTATCACCTTTATACTTTCTTTTACTAACCCATTCATATTTAAACTCTTCACTTACTCCCTTAGGATCATCTGTCCAAGGTTGTTCACCAGGAGCTGATTGAGGTATATATTCATCCTGATCTGGGTTGTTATCTGTAATCTCTTTAGGAGAAGCAGGTAATTTAGTAATCTGATATATATACTCTACGCCATCACCATCTTTACCGTTTACACCCCATTTAGACCAAATAGTAGGACTACTCCACTCACTCCAACTACCATCAGTTTGTAAGTTATGTGAACAAACCCATTCACATTGATATTGTTCGCTAATACCTGTAGGATGATCAGTCCACCCTTGTCTAATAGCTTCAGTCTGGCTGTTACCTGTAGGTTTAGTAGGTGTAACTAAACTAGTTACAGTAAGCTTATATACGAATTCAATATTACTACCATCAGCTCCATCATGACCATCTGCTCCTGTAAGGCGTACAGGTGTACTCCAAGGAACTACAATAGTTCCTTTACTAGAGAAAGTAGCAGTAGACATCCATACATAACCATTAGGGTTACTATCACTACCAGACCATCCTTCAGGATATGTTATAGTGTTAGTATCATAATCCCAACTACCACCTACAGGAGTATCAGGTCTTTCTATACTCTTAGTAGACTTATATGCTAATACTACTCTAGTAGTATCTCCATCTATACCTGGTACACCATCAATACCATCTTTGCCATCCTATCCATCTTTACCATCTTTACCATCTTTACCAGCATCACCAGTTCTACCAGCAGGTATACCAAATGAGAATAGGAATTTGTCTTTGTCTAAAGATACAGATGCAGTAGGTGTACTTGATTCATATACATCCTTAATTGCAGCTTTAAACTTAGAACTACCTATAACTATATCAGCTACAGATTCAAGCGGTAATTTATAGTTATTGTCTTTTTCTGCAGTAACAATGTATTCACTACCTGTAGCTTCAAGCTTCTCTTCTAAGTCCAATATCTTTACACCATCACATTTTTGTATCATATCTATTTATTTTATAATTTACAATAACCATTACTGCAATTTCCTGTACTGCAAGTATTGTTAGAACAAGAGTAACAAATACCACTAAATAAAGTAGCAGAGTTACGCTCTTTCTCTAAATGAAGACACTTATCGTTTTCTGTATTGAAACAATCACCTTTCTGAGTAAGAATAGCATTGTTACAGCAAGTACTAGCTGCACATTTTGGTTTAATAGATATCTCAAGTAATCTACAGATATCTACATATAATTGTAAAGCATCACGATAGTAATCGGATGCTAAAGCATACTCAAGCAACTATCTCTTAAAGACTACTAACATTATGTTCTGCATAGTCTGATCATCTAAACAAGTTGAGCAGTGAGTATGTAATTTCCTAATCTCTGCCATATATACAATTGAAGGATTGTAGTATATGCCATGAAAATGTATTTCTTCCTATTCCGTAAAACATCTCAAAGTAACGTATTTCATATTCCAATCTAGTTCTAGAATATCGTCATTAGTTACAGTTACATTATTTTCGGAATCTACTGTAATATTCTCAGAAAAGCTAATGTTATGTATAGGACTGTCTTCAAGTATGTTCTTTAAATTCCATACTTCATCTATATAAACTTCCTTACTATAGTTACTAAGATCTACTTCAGTCTCTATCTTAAAGGTCAGTTTATTACCATCTATTTGTATATTTGTTAATTTGTCCATATATCAACAATAAAAAAAGTGGAGAGTGGAATATTCCACAACTCCACTTCTGTAGTTTGTAAAAGGAATCTTATCCCAAATTCAATCTCTCTAACGCGGATTAGGCAATTGTCTTACCAGCAATAAATGACTGAATACCTTTATCTACAATAGAATCAACTAAATTAGGACAATAAACTTCCGTAGTCAACGGAGTAGTCTTGATGTACTGATTATCATTGCTCAAGTACAGGTTATCGTTTTCGATGATAGCATAGTCATATTCTGCATCTTCTACTACTTTACGAACCTGTTCAACAATAGGATATGCACCAGTAAATACATGACCTTTATAACCCATATTACGTACTTCTGCATCACGTACTTGCTTCCAATAACCCTTACCAGGATTACCAGCAGTCTTAACAATCGTAGCACCTACAACTGCCTTAGGCTGATTAGCAAGCAATGCACCAGGAATAGTCTCATACAGAGATGCTTCCATAGATACAACGCTGTATTCATTTAAAGAATAAACGCCTTCATTATCATCCTTCGGCATAGCAGTCAAAGTCAGAACTGCAGCAGAAGCAGTAGCCTGTACTCTACGATTCTTGTGAGCGTTAATCTTCTTCAAGAAAGCGTCTACTAAATCTTTAGCTGTAGTAGTTTCAGCATATACTTCATAAGTATGAGTAAACTGCCAAGCAGCTTCATACATATCCTTATAAACGATACGCAAAACGTAACGATTACCAGCAATAATAGTAGCGTTAGTTAAAGTGATTACAATCTTTTCTTCAACAGGAGCTACATATTCGCCAATTACTGCAGATGGTTTAGAAGCTTTCTGGATTTCAGTAGAGAAATCAATATTAGCTTTCTGTGCTACTGTACCATCAGGCATAGTAACGTTCATCTTTTCACCTGCTACACCTACATACAGAGAGTTAGCATTTACTGCATCAGCAGCAGTTTTAATAAGAGCCTTATTCTCATCGAACAAAGCAACATCACCAACAGCCAAAACATCTACTGTAGTGTAAGAAGCCGGAGCTTGTTTTCCAATCAGAACTGAGTGTACTGAAGTTTGCATAAAATTAATTTTTTATTATTTAGACATTTAAGCGCTTAGTCTATTCGCTTCCTTCTACTTTTCTTTATTAAGAATTTCCACGTTAGAAGCGCTTGTAAAATTATTATTTATCACATTTTTACAGAAATAAAGCAACTATTCTAAATTCATAGGGCCCTTCATTCTGTTAATAGCCCAACAGGTGAGCTATACGTTTCCAATGACATAACCTCTACTAGAATCAATTCTGTCAATACTGGCATTGGTCTCAATTACTCCAGTTCCGTAATTACTTGTCATTGGTATTCCAGAGATAGCACACAAACCCTTTTGAGTATCCCATAAATATTTTATATAATCCTCTGTTAAATTAAAATCAAGTTTGGAATATTTAGCTCTACTTTTAGCACTAGATAAACAATGCTTTAATTTTAAACGTAGACTATCTTCGGGATTTAAGTTTTTGCGGTAGCTATTTTCTTTTACTCTCTAACATTCTTTGCAAATACTATTAACTCCATCTCTGTATGTTAAACTCTTATTATTGCAAAATTTGTTAGCAGGTAAATACAAATTACAAGATGAGCATCTATATAAATACCCATTTTCAGTTTGTATTTTGTTCTTCTTTCTCATATTAATTGTTATCCTAAGATTTCTTAGAACTAGTATTAGGTATAGTCTGTACTATCATTTGAACTGCTAGATCAACTATATCCTAATGTGTATTTTCTGGTAAATCTGTATACTCTTTAGTTAAATCCTAGAGAGTACCTAAGTCCTTAGCTTTTCTTAAGTAAGTAAGTTCATAAGAACTTATATCATAATTACCATCAGTATATAATACAATTTTATTGTCAGTATATACTCTAATAGGTTTTGCTTGATTATAACGCAATTTATGATCTGATAGGCTATTACTTAGTCTAGAGCTTACTGTCTCTATTGTAGCCTCTATTACATCAGATTCACGGGTAATTAAGTTATTGCATTTATTATCCTTTATACTTATATATACATTTTCACCAAGTGCAAACATATAATCTTCAGGATAATTGGCTTCCCATTTATTACCTAATTTACTAAAGCTATAAGTAGTATAGCTCTTAGTATTCACTAAAGTACGTATGTTATCAGTAATTTCTTGGTTTCTCTAGAATACTCTAAAGTTCTATTTAACATATTCGTCTTTAGCTTTATTTATAAAATGAAACAAAGTATCTGAAGGAAACTTGATAGTTTCATTATAATTAGGTATGATATTGTTAAGCTACCTCTCTATATTTATTTGAAAATCTCTCTCACACATAATTATTCAGATACTTGGTTTAACTAAAACTTAGAAGATTGTCTTTGAGATTCTATATTCTCTAAAGCAATTACTACTGCTCTATTAATAATCTCATACATAACATCTTCAGGAAAATCTAATTCTTGTTCAGGTTTAGTATAATCAAACTTAGTTGGTTTCTTAACATAAGTAAGATCTACTCTGTAGAACTCTGTATTATCTTCTACTCTTGGAGCATACATAGGATCCTGCATTAAAACAGGATCTACGTATACTAATAATTTATCATTTTCTAAAGTAGCTACTGGATTCTCTACCCAAGGTATATTATTGTAAGTCTACTTAAAAGGCTTTACTAACTCATGACTAGTAAGTACACAGTTAGTCTAGAATTGTCCATACTTAAGTAATACGCTAAGTATAGTCATTCTATTATCTTCATCATGAACATCTTCTAATGCATACTCATTGTAGCCTGTATGTACAGCATGAAGATTAACATCTGTAGCTATTAACTTCTCTATTTCAGATAAGTTAGACACAGAACCTTCTAAACCTACTCTTAATGCATTGTTACCAGTAATCTTATTACTTAAGATTTCTAACTATGCTTGATTAAGAAATAAGTCTACTTCTTCATCTAAGAATGCTGGGCATCCACCATAAGCAATACCTTCTGCATTCTTATCCAGAACTACCTTGAAAATTATATGAGAATCTTTATTAGTCATTACTTAGATTTTTTTATAAGTTTCATATAGCATCCATATGTAGCCTGCTTTTTTGGTTCCTTTAGTTTTTGTAAACTTTTGATTAACGTCAAATTGCAAACGCCCAAAAGTACCGCAAAGCTCGTATATTCTTCTATTGGCAGTTTTATAATCGTAATAATAATCTATTAAGTTTAAGCTTTTATCTAGCTGCACTATTAATGGTTCAGATAACTACATAGAATTATAATCATCTAAATACATCCAAATAAAACCACAGGACATTACAATTTTTCTACCTCCTCTAAGATTATATATTTGACTATTAAAATTATTACATACGTCTTTTTTATGACTCCATATTTTAATAACTTTGTAACTATATGTAAGCTATACTATTTCTTTTATTTTTCGCTAATGCGCTTTTATTCTAGATTCACGCTATCTCTTTTTATATTCAGGATCTTGCCATTTTAACTGATTAGCTTTAGATATTTTATCTCTAGTAGAATCTTTAATTTCTCTAGCAATACTACATCCATCACCACCATTAGTACAATTATATCCTTTAGAAGGATCAGTAGAACAGTAATAACGAATCCAAAACATTTCGCGTTCATTTAGCTATTCTTGTTTACATACTTCTAAGATGGATATATCAAAATTATCATATCCGTATTTCTATATAGCAAACTAAAGATGATGCTTTTTTGATTTAGTATTGATTCTGGACTGTGTTAAATGTGACATTATTCGTCTTCTCAACGAATTTTTAGTTTGTCCTATATAAACTTTGTTATTCTTTATGTTTGTAAGTTTATATATCAAACAAGCGTCATTTGCACCACTACCAGTATCTATAAATTCAGTTATTGTCATTTGCTTTTTATCTCCTGTAATATGGCAAGCTTTAGATCCTAATTCTTCTTATCCTTAAGATAAGCAATTACATCTTCAAGACCATTACCAATTAAATCAGTACCAAAGTAATATTGAGCACGATTCTTTCTAATAATGTTTTTAGCAATAGCTTCTTCAATTACGAAGTTAATTTCTTTATTCGGGTTATTTACCCATTTCATTAAGAACTTAGAAGGATCAGCTTCAATAAATTCTGATAATTTAGCTTCAGCAACTTCATTAGACATAGAATCTGATTTCATACCATAAAGACGTAAACACTTACGCATTTCTTCAGTAGACATCTTATCCATCTCTCTATATGCTTCACGCTTAACCTTATTGAACTTATTCTGTTCCTCTGCTTCACTATCCTTATTAATCATAACATAATCTGTACCAGGTTTGATATTATTTAAACCATTTGCTACTCTCTTATGATTCTTAAGGAACAAATATTTTAATTCATCCTCAGGTCTATTAGTATCTAGTATTAAATCCTTTTTGCCAATTTTAACAGCAAAGGTATCCCAAAATGTACTATTTGGAGATAACTATCCCTCAGGATAACCAATTTCTTTTTCTAATCTAGCTGCATCTTCTGCAGATAAACCAGTATATAAATTACCAGATCTAGTCCAGTAAGAACTTAAATAGTCAAAACACGTTGGCCATTTAGTGATTCCTGTCCAAGGATTGCTTTTAATTATTCTAACGATTACTTCCATAATTATTAATTAGATTATTCAGTTAGTTTATTTCCCAATAAAGGCCTTTCCAATCTGTATCTGCTAAAATGGTTGCCTTTACTGACCTTATATCTGCGTGCTCTATCTTTTCAAATTCTTTTCTGCCTTGATACTCTTTAACTAAATTTCCGTCTTTATCGTACGCTTTAATTATTTTGCAATGTTTCTTAGCAGCTATTTTTTTCATATCGTCCTCAGTCTTAACAACATCGGGATCGTTTTTATCACACGCCTTCCAGATATATTTAGTCTTATCTTTTCGTTTAATTGTACTTAAATAATCTGGATTATTTATAAATTTGCGTATAGTTGCACCACTTACACCAGTACATCTTACTGCTTCAGCAATACTATAATACTTTTTTATCAATTCACCATCTAGAGAATATTGCGCGACTGGAGTTATTATTTCAGATAAATTATTATTGAATAATACGGACTTACTCGTACACTCCACAGTCATTTTGGGCTTGTAGTTGAGATTACTATAGAAATCAGAAGGATCTACTTGAGGAGGAATACTCTGCATATCTGATTTATATATCCAAATATACGGATTACTATCAGACGGTTTTGTATATTCTTTTTGTAAAGATCTAATTATTTGACTTCTTTGTAATTTTACTTGTTCAGCAGCTTCTGTTAAACTAGGGTATTCTGCAATAAATAAACCGTCTTTTGTATATTGTAAGATCGGGATTCTCTTTTCGCTTATTTTACCTTTGTGAGCTTCTCCTATTTTCAATCGGCTGGCTACTGACTGTAATCGTATACCACCACCAGCTTTAGCATTATAACCTATTTCTGGATTAGTTGCACTAAGAGCGGCAATCCAATAACGTTCTCTTTCATTCATTTGTTCTAGAGAACTGCAGTCTTCAATAATTACTTTTTCAAAAGCTTCCTCACCATATTCTCTAATAGCTTTATGCAGAGGATACTCGGATCCTTTAAGGGATCTCACCACATGTCTATGAAATCTAGTATCGATAGTATCTGTCGTACCCCCTACATAAATTTTATTATTAACTGTGTTGGTTAATTTATATATGATAAAATTTTCGTTTTCCATAAAAAATTGCTTTTTATTTTGTTATATACACATATAACGTAAAGCAAAGACTATGGTTCCCTTTTTTACCACATTATTTTATAAATTACGCCTCACAATCCATGATAAGCTCTCCGCAAGCCCTGGGATCTCTAAGCATTATGCCCATCTCACCTAAATAGAATACCGTGTAGCCGTCCTTACCATTAGATCTCAGAGTATTAATAGACTTACCGTAGCCAGACGGAAGAACTGCACCACCAGTAGTCCAAGTTACGAATTCACGATCCTTACGAACTACCTTAACGATGTTAGCTTCACCATCACGTCTACCCAGATCCAGGAATGTCATACGATATGATTCCAGCGGTTTCAAAGTAACCGGATGCAACTTACGATTGTAAGTAATATCGTCATACAGCGGGAAATACTTCAGAGTTAATTCGATACCATTAGTCATCTTATAAGTCTTGAACTGACCACCAAAAGTAAGGCTATCACCAGAACCAGTTACAAATACAGTATCAATCAAGTTCATGTTAACTACCTTTTCCTTCAAAATTCTATCGAATTCACGGATACCCATTTCACCAGTCAATGCAACAAACTTACGTTCGTTAGTACCAAGTACATTATAAGACAGGTCAAACAGGAAGTCTTCCAACAGTTCTGCAGTAAGATGAGTATAGTAACGTCTATTAGACGGAGCAATCTGTTCCAACAGACCAGCACCAATAAATACTGGACGACCGTTAGTACCCTTCAGATTACAAGAACCATCTTTATTTACATTAGATTTCATGTAAACCAACATACGTTCACATCTCTTATACCATTCACGCAGAGCTACCCATTCCTGATAATCAGCCCACAAATAAGACTTCTTACCAGTCTTAGGATCCTGCAAAGCAATTGCCATTACTGTAGAATAAGCTGAACCAGTAATATCATAGTTGATACGAATTGTAGTAAGATAATTACGCATCTTGAAATGAGTATTATAGTTCAGGATATCGCCCTCTTCACTGTATTCTTCAACAGCAGAAGCCAGACGAGATACTTGGCAACCCGGTTTCAAGAGTTCTGCAGGGATATAAGAAGTAGGCTGACCATCAGCTACAAAACAAGTATATACCCACAAGTTACCATCTTGGTACGGAGCACCTGCTACACGTACTTGGAATTCCTTATCGTCAAATTCCAATACAGCAGTAGGACCAAACCAGTTATCTTCTAACCACAGCATAATCGGTGTATTGCCAAGACCTGCAGTTGAATCATCTGTAATAGCTGCGCCATTCCATTTTGCATCTCTAATTGTAACTGCTCTATCGGCATCAATCATTACATTCCACTCCCAGCTCGGTTGGTCGATAGTCATTACGTTACCAAGACCACCAGTAAGCATATCCAAAGAAGTGTTGTAACCATTATCCTTAGTTCCGAATACATAAGACAACACGGTAGCAACCTGATATGGATTCTATTGAGAAGCCGCAGAAATCTTAGCGGTATCAATCAAATCACTGAACCATTTACCTTTGTATAAAACTAAGTTATTTAGAATATTATTATCCATAAAATACTAGTAATTTTAATTTTTATTAGTTAATATTAATCTGCACGTAATCTTCGCGCAAAAGAATTCCACATAGACTCGGTGCTAGTGTTATCCTGTTTCTTAGTCTTTCTACTTACTCCTGTTCTATTAAGACTATTCTTAAACTTGTTAATAGCTGCATTTTGACCTTTTACTTCGGCGGCTTTTACAAGTGTATCTCCTTTCATAGTAAAGTAGGCAGACTCAATTAAATTTTTTACGCTCTTAGACCAATCCTTTTGGAATTTAGTCATACCATCAGAGGTGGGCTTGAATATATATTCTAATAGTGTCTGTTTATCCTTTTCAGGAATTTTAACACCGCGAATATTATCCATGCCCTTTATTTCGTTGACAACGGTATCAAAGTACTCCTGTTGGCGTTGAGCTGCAAGCTTGGCAGCATTTTCTTGATCTTTCAATAGCTGTTGTTTCTTACTCTCTCTTATATCCTTAAGAGCCTCAGCAGCATCCTATGATTCATCTTCAAGAATACCAGCTTCCTCATATTTGGTAAGTTTCTTTTCAATTTGTTTAGTATTAAAACCTTTTTCTTTAAGGAATTCTTTTAATACTAACTTCTGATTACTCTCATCTTCAAGATCAATATCATCAAGATCGACTTCGCTGTCAATTGAGAAGTAATCTCTCAAATTACCACCATTCTTAACAAACTTATCAAGTTGCTCAACTTCTTCACTAGCGTATTGTGGTACTGAGTTTTCTTCAATTACATCGTTAAAGTAATCAATAAGATCTTCAACGGTCTTGGGTTTATCATCATCCTCAATGTCATCCCAACCTAACTTTTCAGACAAAGAATCAAAGAAACCTGTTACTATGGTAGTTTCATCAGTAGACTCTTCTGGTTCTTCTTCCTCAACTTCAGGTTCCTCTGTTTCTTCCTTTGTAGTAGTTTTAGGTTTAGCTTTAGATTTAGATTTTACTTCTTTATCTTCTTCTTCAAGCTCTTCCTCTTTCTCTTCCTCAGTTTCAGTTTTAGTATTCTTACGAATATTATTTAACTCTTCTTCACTGAGTTCTTCTCCTACTCCTTCAAGATCAATTTTTGTTTCTTCCTCTTCCTCATTAGTAGGAGAAACAATAGGTTTATTCTTTACACTTGCTCCTGGCATGAGTTCTTCAAACACCTCAAAACCGTTCAATGTTATATTATCCATAATTATATATAATTAGATTTATTATTTTTTCTTTCTTCCGTTATGTTTCCATTTTTTCGCATTCTAAGCAAAGATAGCTCTTTTACGAGTTAATGGATTTTTACTATGAGTAAGTTCTTCGGTTGTTTTACCAGTTCTTTTCTTTAAAGCATTGAACTTACCTCTATTCTTTTTCTTTATATGAATACCACCATACTTATATGAAGGTATGGGATATTCCGGCATGATACCTGTATAATCTATCAGATCACTCATTTTTATTATTATTAAAGTAAGCATTAGCTCCTAATGCAGTAGTACCAAGCAACGGAATAGCGTTAAACCATTTAGTATATGCATTAATATTCTTATGCTGTTTAAACATCTTCTTTATAGGATCACTATCAGACATTTTATCTAGATACTTCTTAAGTAGAGTAGACGATACTGGTTCATCTAAATTCTATATATCTCCATTCTATTTGAGCATAGTTCTTAGCTAATTCATATAAGCTTTCTATTCTGTACCTTTTCTGTAATAGTCAGTAGCGTCTGTCTATTTTAGTGAATTCTCTAACTACTTTAACATATTATTATTGACAGATGTATCTATATTTCTACTAATTATATAATCAGTATAATGATTCATTTCGTGATTAGCTAATTGCATAGGATCTCTATACATTCCTGTATTTACCCATAAATCAAACTCATTAGGTTCTGCTAAACTTTGTTCAGTTCTATTTACAGTAGGAATGTACCTAGCAGCAGCTTTTACATTTCTTAAACCACTAGGAACAAAAGGTAATACTGTAAGAGCGGCTAGTCCAGCACCTAACCAATCTCTATTCTTTACTGCATCATAAGTATCTTTAACCGATATAGCATCACCAATAGGAGTCATATTAGCAGCATCTTCAATACTAAATACAGGTTTTAAGCCTTCTTCTAAAGGTCTACCACTACTACTTCTACCTGTAGCTTGATAGAATCTTTCCTTCTCAGGATCACCTGTCTGACCACCATCCTGAAATGCTTCTACCTTCCAATCCCAATAGCCTTTACCGGGATTATTCTCCCGGTAAGACTTTAGGTTTTGCATTCTCTATTTAAATGCTTGTCTATCCATAATCTTTCAATTATTTCTTTCCGCCTTTACCCTTCTTAGAGCTGCCAGACTTCTTACCTCCACAACTCATTGTATTTCCTCCTATTATTTAATTGTTTTAAGATACTGTCTCCAATTCTTCTTATTAGCCTTATAAGTCTTCTTTCTATCCTTAATCTTGTACTTATCAAGATCTTCAGGCTTACGTGTTTTTAGATAGTCAAAGTTATCATCATTAGCGTAAGCTTCCATCTCATAAGGAATAGTATAGTAAGCACTAGATGCAGGGTAGATAATTGGATTACCTTTAATCCATGACCATGCATAAGACCAATAATAACTTATCCATCTCTTCTTATCTTTAGCTTCATAAAGATGAATATTTTCGTGATTCCAAGTAGTAGGTTTAATCTGAGATTCAGGTTTTCTACTTAACAAGTAACCACACCAGCTCATTGCAGAGTAACCACTAAATGGATAGTGATCCATATGCTTATACTCTACTTTATCTGCTTTTACTTTAGTGAATAACTATTTAATTATCCACCATGTTTCTTTAAACCAATTCATAATTATTTACTCTTTTTAGCTTCTGCATTTGTCTTATTCTTAAGCGCTGTCTTAGCTTTTAGTCTTTCTCTCTCCATTGCTGCTTTGTCTTTAGCTGCCTGCAACTTCATTTCATGATCCATTCTTTCTCTTTCAAGCTGATTCTTCTTATCTTCTATTTCTTTTTTCATCTTCTGCTCTCTAATCTTAGCATTAAATTCAAATTGTTTAGAAGCTTCATCAGATGCTTGCTTACGTTCAGCTAATGCCTAATTAGCTATCTCAATAGGATCAGGTATATTATTTTGATTCTAATCCATATTCTCAGCACCTCTATAAGCATTAAGTTGAGCTACAGTAATTTTAGTAGCATTATCTTGATCTATCTTATATTTCTCAAGATCCATTTCTGCTTCTTTAATCATAAGCTCCTCTTCCTTAATCTCATTTTGCATTTGAATAGCTTGCTGTTCACGTTCTGCTTGAGCCTACTCCATAGCCTGTTGCTGTTCCATACGTTTCTGCTCAATCTCCTCTAATCTAGACTTAATCATACTAATATTATCCATAGTAATGATTTCGGCTATATCGAGTAAGCTAGCTCCGTTCTGCATAGCGGGTTGCATTAACTGCTTAAGTGTTTCTATATACTGTTGATTCTTAGTAGTATCTTCTATAAAGATATCAAAATCCTCATAAAGCATATCATCTGATAGCGTTAAGAATGCTCTAGTAGCATCATCTAATATATATTGTAGATGAGTTTTACTACCATCTTTCCAAGCCCATCTAGCGGTATTAAGCAACATAGTTAAGCATTCTCTCTTTACCTAATTGTGTGTCCAGAACCAAGGTTCAGTAATATGAGCTGATTGTACTACAGATCGTTCTACGTTACCTACCAATTCATTAGATGAAATAGACCCTTCCCTTTGCTTACTAACTCCAGATATCTCAGATAGCATACTTTCAATCTTATCCATAAGATTAATATACTAATCTATGGTATTAGCCATAGTAAGATCTAACGCTGTAATCTGATTAAATTGGCTAGGTTTACCTCCCTCTCTACCAGGTATATCCCACCCTTCTTCGTATGGATTAATAAAGTTTACACCTAGAGCAGATAAGTAATGCATCCATTTAGATACATCTATATTCATAGATTTTGGTATCTAAGTAATATCCATGTTTACTACTTTACCTTTATCCCTAGCCATAGCAAGCTCAAGTCTATACCATAGTACAATATACATATACTGTAATGGTTTCATCATGCTTACTAAACTACGAGGTCTACTGTTTGTATTATTATACACTACCCCAGTATAAGGCAATCTCTGAGAGTTAGGATTATCAGATGAAGTATATTGATATTCTAATGGTTGTATTCCTATATATAAGTCTTCACCGGCTCTATAT